GAGAACATGCCGGTGGGAATCCAGCCGTGAGTGACTCCGGCGCGGATGGCCGACATGATCTCGGAGTAGTTATCCCCCCAGTCGCTCTGCTCCCGCTTCGGGAGGGTGTCGACGTGGGCTTTGAAAATCTGGCGGTCCTTGTCGGCTACGAGGGTGAGTCGCTTGCCGACGGCGGTGCCCCAGATCTGGTGGCCGAGGGCGTTCAGGGTCTTGCAGCTTACGTGGCCGGGGAGCCGGGAGGCTAGCTCGGTCGCGATCCGCTTGTTGAAAGCCAGGGAGAGGATGGGCGCGACCGGGAGGTATTTGCAGATGAATTCGAGGGTGGTGGACTTGGCCGCACCGGCCAGGGCGTTGATTAGGAGATTGTCGCTGGTGTTTCGGGCCGCGTCGATGATGGCGATCTGCTCAGGCGTGGCGTCGAGGTTGCCTGTGGGGCGAAGAAGGGTGTAGGTCATGACTTGGGCCTTCCGCTGGGGAAGAGGGAGACCTTGGAACATTCGAGGTGACCGTCGATCTCGCCGCCCCGACGGTAGCCCTGGACGTAGATGTCGCCCATGTGGCTGGCGGTGAGGATGTCGGGGGCGCGGACTTCGAGATACTCGTTTTGGACTACGCCCTCGTGGTCGGTGCGAGTGAAGGTGAGGTAGTAGGTTTTCATAGCCGGCCCTCCGCCCAAGCAATTGCCTTCTCGATGAAAGCGTTGGCCTCGTCGTCGGTTAGAAAGACCTCGACGTCCTCGGTGAGAGGGGTGTAGTAGGTCAGGGTCCAGCTGTCGGGGAGGATAACGGCGAACTCCCAGGCGAAGGGATAGTCGTGGAGTTCCTTCGGGTTGACGGCGGATAGGCGGTAGCCGTTGGGAAGGGTGTAGACGCGCTGTTCGCCGGCGAAGCAGAAGTGGGGGCGGGTTTCGGTCAGGCATTTGTCGGTGATCATAGCCCCAGGTCCTCTAGTGTGAAGCGGGCTGGCTTAGCCCTCGGTGGTTCGGGGATTATTATAGACAACCGGGCGATGGTGTTAAGGGTCTCGCCCGGGGAATTGTAGATTCCGACCAGCTGACGGCGAAGGTCGAAGACGGCCCAGGCGCCGGAGGGGAGAGATAGGACATAGGCTCCGGCGGCGTATTTGTGGGAGAGGGCGTACTGGAGGTCGGGGTCCATTGGTTCTGCTATGTCAGAGGGACGGGGGACGGTCATGGGAGTTTTGTCCGTGCCAATAAGGCCAAGCGGAGCGGATGGTCTTCCGTCACACCCCATGCGAGGTGTCCAAATCGCGTGTCGTCATCGTCCAACTGGTTCGTGCCCTTGACCATGGTTTCACCGTCGATGGCTGTCAGCACAGTTCCATCGGCAAGCTCCAGGTATTCCTGTGGGGTCAGCAGACAAAGCGTGCGTTCATCGTCCCACCAAGCGCTCATCCTCTCTCCTCCGGTTCATGCACAGCAGGACGGGCTGCCGTAGACGCTAATCCGCCATCGGCCCGCACGAACTTGACGGGCTTGTTGCCGCACTCTTCACACGGCCCCCACACGTCATCCTGGCACCAGAGACGGCCCTCGCTGCTGTTGCTGTGGGCTTGGCACCCATCGCACCACGGTTGAAGCCATATAATTTCGTGCTCTGTCACGGCTTGCTCTCCGGTTCATGCACAGCGTCTGCGGCAGCCCGATCAATCCCAAGGGCAGCGCGGAGACAGTCTTCAGCGTCCCTGCGGAAGCGCGGGCGGTCGTACTGTCCGGCCCATTCATCGCCTGCAAGCGCCCTCGCCCCTCTCTCCACCATCTCAGCCCACACGTCATCGGGGATGGGAGGGGCGGCGGAGAGCATCACGTCGTAATGCCGCTTGATGCGATGGTGATATCTCTCGCGCATCTGTCTGCTTTCGCCAGCCTGATGCCACGACGCATCGAGCATCTGTTCAGACGGCTCGACAGGCACCAGCACCCATTTCTCGCTCATGGCGCGTCCTCCGTTCTGTCCTTGGCAGCAGAACAGTCGTGTGGGGATCGGCACTCTCCATGCCTTTCGCAATGGGTTGATGGGCACCGCTTCCAGCGTGTGCGATCCTGCCGTTTCTCCCATTGATCGGCGGCGTAGGCCGCGCTTGCGTGGTCGTGTCCCTTGGCGATGTAGCGGTTAAACACGGCTCCCCATGTCATGGCGCGTCCTCCGGTGCGGTTGGGAGAGGCATCCAGTGGGTGGGCTTGCACAGGTCGAACTCCTCCGCGCCTTGGTCGGCAAGATTCCACCCCCATATCGGAACGTGGGAAGTCTTGCCCCACTGAATGAATCGAACCTCCCCATCAACGAAACCGAGAATGCGGCAGCCCTTCGGAGCCGTCTCTATCGGCCTCCACCCTCTCACCCCGTCGAGCGCGGCGATGGCGGCGCGGGCGGCATCGGTGCTTTCCTCGCGGCATTCTTCGCTCGCGTCGAAGAACTCCACGCCCTCGATGGTCAACCCGTAAATGACGCGGCTGATCGCCCGCGCGACAGCTTCAACCTCTGCATCGTTGCTCACTTGAGCGCCTCCTTGGCTCGATGCCACACGAACGGCCACCCATAATGCAGAGGGGCGTCGGCGCTGACGGTGTGGGTTCCAGCGTGGTTCTTGATGTCCGAAAGCGCCTTCCTCAGCCGCTTGATCTCCGCAGCCTGCTGGTCGATGAGGTCTGCGGCGGCGAGAACGTCCGTGCGCACAAGGCAGGCGCTCGGCCAGCCATCGGCTCGCGCCCGCAGCCTCGCGCTCAGGTCATTTGGCACGCCCATCACTCCCCCTCCTTCGTGCGCAGGGCGAGGATGGCGTCTGCAAACTCAGACGTGCCGTCCGCATAGCCTTGCTCCCAGCTTTTCGGTGATCCATGTGGTGTGACCGGGCGTGCTTGCGCCGCCTCTTCCAGCGCGCGGTTGCGGGCGGTGGCGAGGGCGGTTTCGGCGGCTTCTCTCGATCTCACCTGCGCATCGATCTGATACCTTGCGTCCCAAAGAACTTCGTCCCTCTCCGCCTCGGCCTTCTCCGCGCGCTCTTCAGCGTCTTGAAGCCTGTCAATCGTGCGCGTTGACAGCCATTCCACACCCTCTGTCTCTTTCAGGTGGCGGAGTTCTGCCTCCGCCCGCTCCGCTCTCTCCCGTTCAGCGCGGAGGGCGGTGGCGAGTTCGCGAAGGGTTCCAACACGGATACGGAACTCGGCTGCCTCATCGAAAGCCGCCATTGCAGCAACGGACGTTTCTAGGTTCTGCGCGATTTCCTCGATCGGCTTCATGCGAACCTCCTAGTTTGGCGGGGCTTGCGCACCCACGGGGTTTGGTTGTAGGCGAGCTTGCAATGCTCGGGGCAGTAGCTCCGGGCGGTGCCGCGGATGACCTCCGTCCCCGCGCCGCAGTATACCGCAAGCCGGTAGGGACTATCGTCCCGGGCGATTTCCCACCGACACTGGGCGTAGCCGATGTCGAGGATGGAAATCCCCTCGGGTGGCGGCGGGGGCAGGACCGGCTTGACTATCGGCGCGGGCATGGGGGCCGCCTTGGGCTTGAGGGTTACGACGCGAGTGCCGAAGTAGGGCGTCGGGGCCGGCCGGCGGCTGGGTAGGACCCCATCCGGGGTCCGAATCTGCATGTCCACGCCCTCGGCCCGGAGGCGGTTGACTTTGCCCATCACGGCCGAGCGGCTGATGCCAAGCAGGGCGGCGATGGTGCCGGATTTGATCCCGAGGGACCAAAGGCCGATGATTTCATCTCGGAATTTCATGATGGCTCCAGCCAGAGGATGATGGCGAGGGTGACGAGTGCCACCCCCACCGGGAGAAGGTCAGAAAGGATCGACATCGGCCTTCGGGGCTTCGAGCATGACTGGGAACTTGAAGCCCTCGCGGGAGAGCTTGAAAAGCTCGGCGAAGGCGGAGTTGATGGCCTCGGAGAGGTCGGAGCCGGTCTTGTGGATCTTGAGACGCAGTGCTTCACCATCGGCGTATTCGACCGATACGCCGAACACCCAGTATGCACCGGGCGTGAAATTGCGAGCTGTGCCGATGGTCAGGTCGATCTTGTGACTCTGACACAGGTCGTTGATTTCCTGGAAGGTAAGCATTTGGCCATTCTCCTTGTGTTGGCCGGGACGGGAGTGTCCGCTAGGACCGGTCAATGACCGGTCCGGACTGGCACTCAATCGCGGGGGTCACCAAGCTCTTCAAGCGGGTCGATGGCGTCGAGGATGGGAACAAGCCACCGGGGGATCTCGGGGATGTCGTCGCGGCGCTCGCACCAGACCATGGTGTTGTCGTGCGGGTGGTAGGGACGGGACTTGTCGGTGGTCTCCTGCCACTTGGTCAGGCTGTAAAGCTTGTTGGACTGACATTCCCAGTGCGCAGGCTCACGGGGCTCGTTCCACCCGTCGCCGTAGGCGGGCTGCCAGGTGTATTCGAGTTCAAAGAATAGGCTGTAAGCCTGGGACTCGAAAATTGGGAAGTGGACGGTCTCGGTCATATCCGGACTCCGATCTTGCGCAGGGCGCGGATGGATGCGGGCTCGGGCTGGTTGCCCTTAAGCCAGTGGCGGATGGTGCTGGTGGCGATGCCGGAGCGGCGTTCGATCTCGACCCTCTTCCACGGGTGGAGGGCGAGGCGGAGTTTCTCGGTGAAGGGGGTCAAAACCAAATCCTCCCGTCGAAGACGATTGCGGGGCCGCAGATGAGCCCATCGTGCCTGGGGCCGTTTGGCCCGCCGCGGTAAAGCTGGGTGGCGAATTCGTTGACGGGCAGGCGCTTCAGCGCGCCGATCTCGTCAACGAACATGTCGGCGCGCTGGTTGTTGAACCAGACGTTGACGTGCTCGAAGTTGTGCGGCTTCCAGCTTGGTTCGATCCGGGTGAGAAACTCCTTGAGCCGATCGTAGCCGGGGTCGCGGGGCCAATCGGCCGGGGTGTCGAGGTAGGTCTGAACCCCGTTGCGCGGGATGTGGAGGACGATCATGGCTGGATACCCAAAACCTGGAGGGCGGCGACTGCGTCTTCGAGTTCAGCGGCGACGATACGGCGGATCTCTTCGGCGGAGAGTTGAATGGCAAACTCGGGGCTGTCGTGCATTTTGCCGCTGTAACCCATCTTCCGAGACTCGGAGTTGATTACCCGGGGCTCGGAGATCAACGTGATCGTGGCGTCGTGGGTGAGGTTGTGAACCTGTCCCCAGTTGGTCTTGGCCCGCTCGTAGCGTTTGATGGCGGCGGCGGCTGCAGCGTAGGTTATCATAGCCCAAGATCCTCCAGTGTGAACTGAGCCTTGGCCCGGCGCTGTGCCCGAGCGAGTTTGTCAGCGCTTCGCGCCTGGCGAAGCAGCCGCTCGGCTTCGAGCCGGAGTTCCTCCCGGCTGGGGCCGCGCGGGGCCTTGGCCAGGTGGGAATAGCGACCGCCGGTCAGATCGAACTCTACCCGGTCACCGTGGCCTTCGAGCACGGCCGTGCCGCCATGCTTATTCGTAAGCCGGGCCTCGCGCTCGACGGTGACGCTGGCGTGCAACATCCGGAGGTGTTCCTCTGCCTCGCGAAGGTCGGTGAAGGTGAACCGCCTCTCGCCGCCGTGCGGGGCGGGCAGGATGAGGGTGAAGCCCTGGCCGTTGTACCAGATGGTAGCGGCGTAAGCTGGGTTGGGATATTTCATTTGCTATTCTCCGTCGCTCCGGCCTGGGGCCGGTTGGCCCAGATGTGGATTAGGGGACCGTAGGCCTGGGCGGTGCCGCGGTGGTAGCAGGTAACTCGCACTTGCGGGTGCGGCACCTGACTAGCCCTCTTCGTCCAGGCCAAACTGACGCGCAATCGCTGCAAAATCCGGGACATTGGTTGGAACCTCGACGGGTTGACCGGGGGACTTGCCCCCGAGTGGGATTGGTGCGAGCGCGGCGCCGACGGCCTCGGTGGTGACCTCGACGCCCTCTGGCGTGACGCGGCAGATGATGGTTTCGTAAATTGTGACTGGTTCTTGGCCGCGCGCGGCAAGCTCGTCACGAAGGCGCGCGCGGAAGGTGTAAGCCCGCTGCCGCCAACGGGTTGCCGCGCGACGGATCTCGTCGGGGGTGCCGGCGAAGGGTTGCAAAACCGGGCCGGTAGCAAGAACCTGGTCGAAGACCGCGCGGATGTCAGGGTAGGCGGATGAGTGGACCGGGTGGCTCACTTGTCCCGCTCCCCACAATTTAGTTCAATGGCGTCGAAGGCGGTGGCTGGGACTGACGTATCTTCCGGAAATTCCTCGGAAATGTAAACCTTTTGCAGTTCACCGGAGTACCACGGGTGGCCCGGGTCTGGATAGACCTTGATCGGGGTGAGTTGGCGCACCCGATCCAATCCGTCCTCGTAAGAACGGATGACGGCCGGGAGGGATGGATCGTAGGCCCGAAGGGCCTGGATAAGTTCGGCGATGGTCATGGCTGGGTTCCTTGTGGGTGGCCCACCGGACGACATCCAGTCCGCCCGGTGGGCGGTGGGTTAGCCGATGCGGCGGTAGGGCAAAAGGTCGAAGCCGCGATAATGCGGGGACCTCGTATCGCGTGCCCGGCCATTGGCCCGGATGAAAGTGTCAACCGGGAAACCAATGCCGGCCCAATTATGGGCGATGATGTTGCCGCGGGGCAGGGTGTAAACTCCGGCGAGGCGGCGGTTGTGGTAGTCCGCGAAGCGCTGGGCGGGTGTCATGACACGACGTCCAGGTCGGCTTCGCACTTGTCAAGCGTCAGCGCCATGGCGTTGTCGCCGCCGATGAACGTGCCCTCGACCGGGCGGTCGGTCTCGACGGTGACGATGGGGAACTCAACATGCATGTCGGCCGCGCGGACCAGATCGGTAAGATAGGCCCACTTCCCATGTGCCAGCATGTTGGCGTGGTCGGCCGAGTTGGCCTTTTGGTAATCGCCCCGGCCGGCCTGGCGGTAGAAGGCGAGGCCGAAGCCTTCGTCGGTGCAATGGCCGAGTTCGACGTAGGCCCAGCCGGCCGGGCGGTATGCGAAGACCGGAGGATTGGACAGAAGCTTGTCAAGCCGAGCCTGGTCGGTCTTGCCGAGACCGGGGCGGATGGTGGATCCGATGTCACACTCGAAATCGTGGTTGACGTCGCACCAGATGGTGATGATGGGCCGGTCCGGCTCGGGCATCGCGGTGTTGAAGCGGGTCCAGATGGACATTGGTTTGCCTTTCGAAGTATCCCCTGGCCCGTTGACCCGGTGTTACCGGACTGCTTGGGTCGGCCGGGGGACGGGGTCCGGCAACAATTTGACCATATCATGGCCGGGACCAGTGGTCAATAATAATTTACGGTGAAACCGTGCGGAAGTGTTCCCCGTGCACCCCTGCAAAACCGGGGCGACCGGCCCTGTGTAATCCTGTGTTTCCCCTGATTCCCTGCCTCCGGCGAAGTGTCGCCACACCTTTATCGTAATATGATTGCCGGATGGAATGTTATTAAGGTTGGCTGGGGATAGTGTTGCTAATTTACATCGGCTGGGGGCGTCCCCCACCCTTTCCACGTGATATATCTGTAAAAAAAAAAAAATTTAATAAATATCAAAAAGAAAAGGGGCTGGTAATCTTAATAGGATTCCAGTGGGCAATCATATTATGATAAGGGCGTGGCGCGGTTCCCGGCGGGCGAGGGAATCAGGGGATATACAGCGAGATGCAGCTCAAAGGCACACAAACGGCCCGCCACGGGCATCGCCCGGTTTTGGCCACCGTCGTACCGGCCCGCGCCCCGCGCCCGCCCACGGGCCATCCCCGCCCCGGCGCGGGGCCATCCAATCCATCCCCGACCGGGGATCGGCCGCCCGGCGCGCATGCGAGGGGTAAGACCCCCTCACCCAACCTTTGCCCAAAACCTGACCAACAAAAAACGGGGGGCTGTTTGCCCCCCGCCTAGATCCTGCTTGACCTTTGCCGGTTACGGCCTCGCCATGATCCCGGCGATAGCCGAGGCAATGCCCCAAACCAAGAAAACTCCAAGGCCGAATGCTTGCCAGAAGGTCATTTGTCGGTTCCGGTTGGTCGGTGGGGCGGGCACCTGCCCGCCCCGGTTGCCGATCAGAGTTCGATGTCCAGGTCCTTAACCGCGCGCCGGGCATCGATGGCGGCCTGTGCCATCGGCGCAAACGTGTCACGGTGCTTGTCCGCCGCCGCCTTGGCCAGTTCGTCAATCTGCCCATGCTGCTCGTCGGTCAAAGCCTTGACCGCCTTGACCCCGGCCTTGGCCATGAACGCGGCCTGCACCTTCGCCCGTGCGATCCGCAGAATTTCGGTATCCAGTTCCGACATCCCCGGGCCGACGGCGCGACGCCGAGTCCAATCGCCCGCGACGATGCTCGCCCAAACAGCCTCCACGACATCGCGCTCCTTGCCTTCGACCTTGGCCTTGTCGGCCAAGCTATCGGCGAGCTTCTGCGTGAACCCGTGGATTGCGCCCACCGCAACCATCGATCCGCGCAGTTCGAGCGTGTCAAACTGGTAGTCAACGCCGCGCGAATGGACGGTGAACGTGTCGGGCAGAGTGACGGTGAACGTTGCCATGATGTAACTCCTTTGGTTGCCGGCCACATCGGCCGGTGTCATCAACTTGGGGCTTGCCAGCCCGGAAGTCAACCTAACTTAAGTTAGGGGTCTCGCATCTTTGGTTAGTCCGGTGACCGGCCTTGTTCGGTGCCCGGTCCCGTCGCGGGTCGGTCGCGATGGACGTTGCCCGGTCAGGCTCGTCCCCGCCGCCGATGGGCCATCGTTGCGAAAAACTGCAGCTGGCCGCCCCCGTACCCCGGCGAGTGGGTGGGGGCCTGCGCGCGGAGACCCCCCTCGAAAAATATGTGGGTTCCAGTTATATCTTAATAACCTACACTCCCCTAATAACATTGCCCACGACAATCTTAATAGGTCCACTGGTGGACCTAGCGGAGGCCAGGGGCCTTCGGCCAGCGGAGGCTTGGCTATTAAGATTCGCCCCGCCGAACTTGACCGCCCCGCCCGGCCGTGGTATACAGCCGGGATGGACCTCGATCTCGACATCGCCCCGCGGACCCGCGGCCGAGCCGCAGCCCCCCTCCAGGCCGACCTGGTTCGGGAGTTGATCCCGGCCGACCTGGCTCTGCTGGCCACGGAGCGGGGCGTCCAGGCCCCGGCGGTCAAGCGGCTGAAAGCCAGCCATCACGCGCTGGCCCGGTGCCTCGCGGCCGGGATGAAGCCGGGCGAGGCTGGGATGGCCACCGGCTACTCCGCCAACCGGGTCAGCATCCTCCAGGCCGACCCGAGCTTCAACGAGCTGGTCCAGCTCTACATGAGCGAGGCCACCAGTCAGTACGAGGCCGGGATGGAGGCCATGCGGAGCCTCCATCTCGACTCTGTTGAACTCCTGCACGAGCGGGTGCTGGACGAGCTGATCGAGACCCCGGACCTGATCCGGGTGGTGGAGAAGACTGCGGACCGGATCGGGATGGGACCCAAGTCCACCTCGGTCCAGGTTAACGTTGACCTTTCGGCCCGGCTGGAGGCGGCTCGCCGCCGGGCTGGAATGGGGCAGGCACCGGCCTCGGCGGTGCTGGACCTGACCCCGAACCGTGAGGAGCCCGACGTTTGAGCGAGCAACTCCTCCTCGACCTAGCTGCCCTTAGCTCGGACCCTTACCGGTTCGTGCTCTGGGCGTTCCCCTGGGGCGAGGAGGGCTCGGAACTGGCCGCGGCTGGCGGCCCGGAACCGTGGCAGGTAGAACTGCTTTGCTCCGTTCGCGACGGGCTCCTCACTCCAGGCCAGGCCATCCAGATCGCCCGGGCCTCCGGGCACGGCATCGGCAAGTCTGCCATGGTGAGCTGGCTCATTCTCTGGGCCCTCGCCACCTTCCCCGACACCAAGGGCGTCGTGACCGCCAACACCGAGAATCAGCTGAAGACCAAGACCTGGGCCGAGCTGGCCAAGTGGCACCGGCTGTTCATCGCGAAAGACTTGTTCCGGTTCGAGGCCACATCCATCTCCAGTGTGGACCCGGGCCACGAACGGACCTGGCGGATCGATATGGTCCCATGGTCGGAGCGGAACACCGAAGCCTTCGCGGGGCTGCACAACAAGGGGCGGCGGATCCTGGTCGTCTTCGACGAGGCCTCGGCCATCCCGGACGTGATCTGGGAAACCACCGAGGGCGCCCTGACCGACAGCGATACCCAGATCTTCTGGTTCGTGTTCGGCAACCCGACCCGGAACTCTGGCCGGTTCCGAGAGTGCTTCGTGGGCGGAAAGTTCGCCCACCGCTGGCGCTCCGCCAAGATCGATTCCCGCACGGTCAGTATAACTAACAAAGACCAGTTCGACCGCTGGATCGCCGACTACGGCGAGGACTCCGACTTCGCCCGCATCCGCATCCGAGGGGAGTTCCCCCGCGTCGGCGCGATGGAGTTCATCTCCCTCGAAGCGGTGAACGAGGCAATAGGCCGGGAGGACCCGCCCCTCGCTCCGTTCGAGCCGATCGTGATCGGGGTTGACGTGGCCCGGTTCGGTGACGACGCCAGCGTGATCTTCTTCCGCAAGGGGCGGGACGCCAGGACCTGGCCCCCGATTATCCTCCGCAACGTGGACACTATGTCCCTGGCAGGGAGAGTGGCAGATGCATACACTCAGCATGACGCTGACGCAGTTTTCGTCGACGGTGGCGGTGTCGGTGGCGGCGTGGTGGATCGCCTGCGCCAGCTTGGTGTCCCGGTCTTTGACATCCAGTTCGGGTCGAAGTCCGACCGGCTGGGGCTAGACGACGCCCGGTACGCCAACAAGCGCTCCGAGATCTGGGGATCGCTTCGCGAGTGGATCAAGGTCGGGGCCCTCCCGGCCCATGATGAACTCCGGGAAGAGCTGGTCGCCCCGACCTACGGCTTCAACGCCAGGGACGAGATCCAGCTGGAGCGCAAGGAGGATATGAAGCGCCGGGGCGTCGCATCACCGGACATCGCGGATGCGCTTGCCCTGACCTTCGCCTACCCGGTAATCCCGAGTGAGAAGAAATCGTTCGGCCTGCCAGCGCAGCAGGCTTTCGCCAAGACGGAGTACGATCCGATGGAGACCGCGGCATGAGCACGGAAGCACAACAGCAAGCGGATGCCCTCCGCTCACAGTACAACCAGGCCCGTGCGATTGCGATGCGCGTTGGGGGTCAGGGAATTATCGGGCGGGCCGTTGGCCTTAACCTGAATGCGGCCGGTGACACGCTAGTCCCGCTGGAAATGCCGGGGCCACTCTTCGCCACGGCTGTGCTGATCGGAAACCCCTCCGTCGTCCCGGCAACGTTCGTGGCTACACTGTGGACTGGCCCAGGTGGCACCGGAACGACCATCCTCGCGCTGACCCGACCGACCGCTCTCGGCTTCTACCGCCTGGCAAACGCCAGCGTCTACAACCAGATCACCGGCACGATGTATATCAACGTTGCCACTCCCGAAGGTTCAGCGGCCACGATGGACGTATACGTCCTTGGCGCCTACGTCCCTGCGAGTCTCTGACATGTTCTCCCAGCCCAAAATGCCACCCGTCCAGGCGCCGCCGCCCCCGCCGAACGCTCCAACCCTCGCCGACGCGAGCGTGAGCAAGGCCGGGCAACAGACCCGCGCTGCCGCAGTCGGCGGCGTCGGTTCGACCATCGCCACGACTCCGCAGGGGGTCATGGGCAAGGCCAGCACGGCTGGTAAGAGTTTGCTGGGGCAGTAACCGATGCCCTTTAATGACCTTGGGCTGTTGGCAACGTGGAACCCGGCGACGAACTCGCCGCGGCTCATTTCTGGCAAGGGCCAAGATGGGATGATCTACTGCTGCTCAGTCGCGGGGTCGTATGCGCTCGACGGTAACTCCCAGTGGAACGCTGGGGACTTCGCCGCATTTTCGGGAGCGACCGGGCAATGGTATCGGCTCGGCCCGGTCAATATCCCATCGGACGAGGAAGTAATCCTCGGCACCGATAACCAAAAGGTAATAACCCCAGCCAAGCTCTTGCTCGCGCTGGGCAAGTTCAATATCGTGAGTGTAGCCTCCTTCGGTGCGAAAGGAGACGGCATTCATGACGACTGGCCCGCGATTACCGCGGCGATGGAGTATGTAAATCTCCTCGGGGGCGGCTGGGTAATTTTCCCTCACGGCACTTATGCGATCAGCGCACCACTCGACAACAAATATTTCCGTGTCACCTGCATGGGCGCGGGTTATGACTTCTACCACGACGGAGGTGATAATGTCACATTCGGCACCAAAATCCTGCCGACCTTTGCCGGCACGGCCCTCCGCCACCGCACCCCGTATGTCTCCACCTCGGCGAAATTCTCCGGGGGTGGCTGGCTGGGTTTCACCGTCGTAGGCAACCAAAAGGCCACGATCCTCCTCGACATCGACACGATCAACGGCGGGCAGTACGACCTATACGTTGAAGACTGTGTTGGGCAGTATGCGATCTGGCTGCGCTGCGGCGTGACCGGAGTTGATCTTGCTGAAGCCTGCGATATCCAATACGCTTGGCTTCGTGCCCGCGGTCGGCAGTTTTACCCGGGCGCGGCACAGAGCTGCGGGGGAATGTGTCTCACCGGCTCGTCAACCTCCAATCCCAGCTTTAACAAGATTGACTTCCAGGTTCAGCATGTCAATGGGCATGCGATGGAGATTATCTCGGCGGACAATAACGAGATCACCCTGACCGGTATTAAGGCCGGCGGCGGAACTGGAAAGCTGCTGCTTTGCCGCGGCGTTACCGCCGCCCATCCTGTCGGTGGGGATAGCAACGTATTCGTCCACCTCTCCGGTACCGGCGCGATCTACGCCGAGGGCACTGCCGATCCAGGCGTCACGCAGGGCGTGCGAAATATCATCCGGGCCTGGGACGACGGTAACGCTACTCCGGTCCCGACTGCTGGCGCCGGAAGCTACTGGCTTCGGCAGAGTCTGTTGTACGGAACGCAGTGGGGTTTCACCTCCGGCCCGATGGTGATCGGGGATTTTCAGGCTAACATTTTCAATGAGGTATTCAATCTCGGAACATCGTCGCTCCGGATCGTTAATACCTCCAGCGATCACATCGAGCTAACCGACGGCACAAATGTTTGGGGCCTGGGTATTGATGGTGCCACCGGGGATCTGCGGGTGGTTAGGCTGGCCGGCGGCGGCAATATCAACTTCGGCAACGGCGTTGGCGTAAAGCTGTGGACCCCTGGGTTCAATGGCACAGCCCCCACGGCAAAACCAACCGTTGCAGGAGCCAAGGGCGGTAACGTAGCCCTGGCCAATCTTCTCACCGCCCTAGCTACCATGGGCCTGCTTACGGACAGCACCACATGAGCGATGAAGCCCTGCGCAAGTTCATGGACGGCCGGCTGACCGGGCTCCGCACCGACCGATACAGCTGGTGGGTGCACTGGCGCGAACTCGCTGATAACTATCTGCCGCGCCGGTATCAGTGGCTGGTAGCCCCGAACAAGGCCAACCGCGGCTCGCCGATCAACGGCCAGATCATCGACTCGACTGGGGTCGTGGCCGCCCGGACCTGCGCGAGCGGGATGATGTCGGGGATTACGTCTCCGACCCGGCCGTGGTTCAAGCTTAAGCTCGATGGCGTGGACTCGGTCGATAGCTCGAATCCAATCAGCCTGTGGCTCGCGGAGTGCGAGCGGCGGATGATGCGAGTGTTCGCGGAGTCCAACTTCTACAACGCCATCGCGGTGGTGTACCACGACCTGGTGGTCTTCGGCTCCGCGTGCATGCTGGTGTATGAAGACTTCGACGATGTGATCCGCTGCCACAACCCGTGCCTGGGGGAGTTCTTCTTCGCCAACTCCGACCGGATGACGGTCAATGCGGTGTTCAGAGAGTTCGTCCTCACCGCCGCGCAGATGGTGGAAAAGTTCGGGCTGGAGAACTGCTCCGATGAGGTCAAGATTCTTTACCAGGATCCGACCGGGACTGGACGCTCAAGAGAGGTACTGGTCCGACATGGCATCGCCCCCAACACGGATGCTAGCCGCTCCGGAATCAGCAAGCGCTTTCCGTTCTTCGAATGCTATTGGGAAGCCTCTACCAACGCTATCGACAAGGTCCTGGACAAGCGAGGCTTTCACGAGTTTCCTGCTCTTTGTCCTCGGTGGGATCTCGTTTCTAACGATGCTTATGGGCGCAGCCCTGCTATGGATGCGCTGGGCGATGTGAAGCAGCTCCAGCAGGAGCAGAAGCGGAAGGCCCAGGCGCTCGATAAGCTGGTGAACCCGCCCCTGCTCGCGGATGTGCAGCTGAAGAACCAGCCGGCGAGCTTGCTCCCGGGAGCGATCACCTACGTGTCGGGAACCTCGCAGATCGGGATGAAGCCAGTCTTCACTGTTAATCCACCGGTCCAGGAAATCATGCTGGACATCGAAAAGGTCCAGGAGCGGATCAAGACAATCTTCTTCAACGACCTGTTCATGATGATCAGCCAGCTCCAGACGGTGCGAACTGCCACCGAGATCGATGCCCGGCGCGAAGAAAAACTGGTGATGCTCGGGCCGGTGCTTGAAAGGTTCCAGAATGAAGCCCTTGACCCGGCTGTGGATCGGACGTTCAACATCATGCGTCGCGCTGGGCTACTGCCCCCGGCACCGCAGGAGATTCAGGGGCAGCACATCGACATTGAGTATGTTTCTATGCTTGCTGAGGCCCAGCGTGCAGTGGGCACTTCATCCCTTGAGCGGCTCGCGGCGCAGGCTGGAAATCTGGCGGCAGTGGACCCGACCGTGCTCGATAAGATCGACTTCGACCAGTTTATCTCAGTCTATGGCAATCTGCTGTCGATCGACCCCAGGGTCATTCGGGACGACGAGGCAGTAGCCCAGCTTCGCCAGGCTCGGCAGCAGGCGCAGGACCAGCAGAACATGCTGGCCATGACCGACCCGGCTGTGAAGGGGGCGCAGGTGCTGTCCAAGACTGATGTGGGCGGTGGGCAGAATGCCCTGCAGGCTATGCTCGGTGGGGGGACCCTGCAGTGAGCACGGGCCGAGACAAAGCTGCGCGGCTGCGCCAGCGGGGACTGGATGAGACGCTGCGGCTGGTGATGAGCCAGCCGAATGGGCGGGCCTGGGTTTGGGATCAACTGGTACGGACGAGCGTCTTCGCCAGCTGTTTCTCAACCCGGGCGCTTGAGATGGCCTTCAACGAAGGCAAACGCAACGTCGGCCTGCAGCTGTTGGCCGATATCATGAGGGTATGTCCCAGCCAGTATACTACAATGGCGCGGGAGAATGGAGAGAGCGATGAGCGAAGCAGCAGCACCGGGCGAGACCCCAATTCTTTCGCCGACACTGATGGAGACGCCGGAGGCGACGGAGACCCCGAAGCCGGCTGAGGGCGAAGCCCCGGCCGCCGAAGGCGATAAGCCTGCTGAGGGCGACAAGCCGGCCGAGCCGCAGGCTTTCAGCTTCGACACGCTCAAGCTCCCGGAGGGCATGACCCTGCCGGACGACGCCAAAACTGCGTTTGGCGACATCATGACGCAGAACAAGATTCCCACCGAGGCTGCACAGGCCCTTATGGATCTCTACGCGAAGCAGGCCGGGGGCGCAGCTGCCGCCCAGGCTGAGGCGTGGAAGACCATGAACGAGGGCTGGCAGGCCGAGGTGAAGGCCGATAAGGACATCGGCGGGGATAAACTTCCGGCCACCCTGCAGATGATCGCTAAGGTCCTCGATGACCCGACGATCGGAGTGCCGGGGGTTAAGGAGGCTCTGAACCTGACGGGCGCGGGGAACAACCCTGCAATCGTCAAGACCATCGCGAACCTGGCGCGAATTGCCACGGAGGGCGGCCGACATGTAGCCGGCGCCGCCAACACCGGAGTGAAGCCGCCAGAATCCCTGGGTGACGCCCTGTACGGGGCGGACGGCCCGCGAACCAACTTTGGAAGATAAACCATGGCAACGCTTTCCTCCACCGCCCTGACGCTGGCCGACTGGGCCAAGCGGATGGACGACAACTACAAGACTGCGAAAGTAGTCGAACTGCTCTCGCAGTGCAACGAGATCCTCGACGACGCTCTGTTCATGGAGGGCAATCTCCCGACCGGGCACAAGACGACGATCCGTACCGGCCTGCCGTCGGCCACGTGGCGCCTCCTGAACTACGGCGTTCCGAACGGCAAGTCCACCTCGGCTCAGATCATCGATACCTGCGGCAACCTCGAGACCTTCGCGGTGGTCGACAAGGATCTGGCTGATCTGAACGGCAACACGGCGAGCTTCCGCGCGTCGGAGGTCCGGGCCTTCCTCGAAGGCATGTCGCAGCAGGTCGCCTCGACCATGATCTACGGGAACACCTCGGTGAACCCGGAGCGCTTCATGGGCCTGGCTCCCCGCTACAACACGGTGTCCACGGCCACCGCCCAGACCGCCAACAACGTGATAGATGCGGGTGGTACTGGCTCCACTAACACTTCGATCTGGATCGTGGTGTGGGGCGAGGACACGACCTACGGCATCTTCCCGAAGGGCAAGATGACTGGGCTGCGGCATGAGGACATGGGTGTGTGGCCGGTGCTCGACGCCAACAACAACACGTACCTCGCCTACCGCGACCACTTCAAGTGGGAGCTGGGGCTCACGGTCCGTGACTGGCGTTATATCGTCCGCATCTGCAACATCGACGTCACCCTGCTTTCGGGTGGCTCGGCCGCGAACCTGATCAACCTGCTCGTCCGCGCGATGTACCGTCTCCCGACCACGGCCGGCGCGAGCGCCGTTCGGACCTCGGATGGCACGGGTATCTCGGGTGGAATGGGCCGGGCGGCAATCTACTGCAACCGTGTCATCCGCACGTACCTCGACCTCCAGGCGATGAACAAGACGAACGTCCTGCTGAAGTTCGAGGAGTGGAATGGCAAGGCCATCACGACCTTCCGCGGCATTCCGATCCGGACTGTCGACGCGATCCTCAACACCGAAGCCCGCATCGTCTAAGGAGCAACAACTATGATCATCGATAAACTCCTCGCATTCACGCCCTCGGCGCAGGCCATCACGGTCACTGCGGCGTCCACGGACGTGATTGACCTCGGCGTGCTTCAGGACCTCGGTGTCGGTGATGATCCGGCGCTGGAAATCCTGATCCTCGTCACGACGGCGTTCACGGCAGCTGGCGCGGCCACCATGCAGGTATCGCTTCAGGGCTCAGTCGATAACTCGGCCTGGACCGACATGGCGATGACGAACGCCATCGGCAAGGCGAGCCTGACGGCTGGCGCCGAAATCGCCCGGTGGTCCCTGCCCAGCCTGATTGCTGGCCAGTCCAACCCGCGGTATCTGCGCCTGAACTTCACTGTCGCCACCGGCCCGATGACGGCTGGAGCGGTGCTGGGCTATATCCTGCTGGATCGTCAGCAGAACGTGGCCTATCCGCCCGGCATCGCGATCGCCAACTGAGGAGCTACGCTCATGCCCCGTCAGTTCAAGCTACTGTCGCAGCACTACATCGACGATCGGCTTCTCGAAGCGGGGAAGGTTATCGGGGAGGGGACTGACGTCCCCTTCCTCCACCCCGACGGCACGCCTCGCCCGCCCAGCAATGAGATGGAAGGGCTGGATGAGGCGGCTCAGGCCGAGGTCGAGGCTGTGCTCCGCCGTGGGTTCATTCCGATCGAGTCGCTCCCGATGACGATGGAGCCGGTTGATGGCGGGCCGGTCCCGGTCGAGTCTCCGCCCGACACGCCCGTATTTCCGAAGGGAGGTAAGAAATGACCGCGCCTTCACTCTACGATAGGACATATCTGCCCGGGGGTGACTGCCCCGGCATGGATATGTTCGCTGTGACGCCGAGTGATGCTACCGACTTCGCACTGTCAGCTCGCGGGCTGTACGTCGGCGTGGGCGGCACGGTGGTTGTGGTGACTCTGGCGGGCGTGGCGATCACCTTCGTGAACGTGGCGAGTGGTCAGATCCTGCCGGTGGCGTGCCGGCGGGTGAACAGCACTGGCACAACGGCAACCAACATTATCGGGCTGATCTGATGCTTGGCTTCGGGGTACGACTGTGGGAAGGGCGGCTGCGCAGCCGGGGAGGATTCTTCCCCGGTGCAACGCTGGACATGAACTTTGCCAACGCGACGTATCTCGGGGCTAAGCCGTCAGACCTGACCACGGTCAGGGCGAGCGTGGCGTATGGGACTAATGCGGATGGCTCGCTTACCAGCTTCGGGGTTAACGTGCCCCGGATCACTGCACTCGGACTGTTGATTGAAGCATCGCGGACGAACTCGGCACTTCAATCGCAGACGCTGGATAACGCATCGTGGACGAAGACCTCACTGACGGTAACAGCCAACACGGCCGTTGCGCCGGACGGAACGAGTACGGCGGATACGCTTACCGCCACCGGGGCTAATGGCACGCTTAAGCAGGGCGTTGGCACGACTGCGGTGTCGTGGGCGAACTCGGTCTGGCTGAAGCGGAAGACCGGGAGCGGTAATGTTGACATTACGATGGACGGTACTAACTGGGTAACGCAGACGATCAATTCGTCTACGTGGACCCGGTGCTCGGTGGTGCAGACGGGCGTGGCTGGGACGTCGAATCCAGGCGTGCGGCTGGTCACGAGTGGGGATGAGGTGTACGCCTGGGGCGAGCAGGCCGAGGCCGGAGGCTACCCCACCTCGTATATTCCGACTGTCGGCGCGACTGTCACTCGGGCGGCCGACGACATCATTCTGGCCGGCGCGGCGTTTGCGGCGGTGTGCAGTACCGCGATTGGCGCGTGGTACGTTGAGGGAACTTCAGTAAACAACGCTGGTGGGGCTCAGACGCGAAGGTTCGCTGAGGTTAATGACGGTACTGCAAGCAATCGAATCTTGCTTGGGCTGTTCACAAACAATCAGACGCGATACCTGGTATCGAGTGGCGGCGCGGGAGTGGCGGACATCTTCTCAGCTGCGGCGTTCTCGGCAGTGCCGGTTAAGCTTGCCGCGCGGTGTAACACTAACGACTTCCAGCAAGCGACGTGGGGCGTGCTGGGTACCCCGGATGTGGCCGGCGCGATACCGACAGTAAGTCAGATTACCCTTGGGTGCGATGTGGCGAAGACGGCACTGGCGTATATCGATGGGCCACTTGCGAGACTGGCATATGTACCGGGCGTGCCTACTGATGCAACTCTAATGAGTATGTCGTCATGACCAGTCAGGTTGACATCTGTAACAACGCCCTGGCCGCGATCGGAACTCGGTCGTCGATCTCCTCGATCACGGAGAATTCGGCCGAGGCTGCAGCGTGCCGGCTGCAATACGCTAGCACCCTGCGACAGCTGCTCCGGGCGGCGCACTGGGGCTTTGCCGGGCGAACTGACAACCTGGCCCTGCTGAAGGCAATGCCGGGCACGCCGGAAAACCCTGCGACGTGGGACGGTGTGTGGAATGGGGCTACGATGCCGGCGCCGCCCTGGCTTTACAGCTACGGCTACCCGGCCGACTGCATCCAGTTCCGATCGATCCTGTACGCCCAGTCCACCGACGGGATCGCCATCCCGATCTTTTCCACCTCGAACACGGTCGTGAACCCGTACAGTCAGCGGGCGGCCAAGTTCATGATCGGGAATGATACTGATGATCTGGGCGCGCAACGCCGGGTCATCCTGACGAACCAGGCCCAGGCGGTTGGCAACTACACCGTGATGGTGGACGATCCGAATGTCTGGGACGACTCGTTCATCTCCGCGATGATCGACGCGCTGGGCGGGAACCTGGTTCCCCAGCTCGTTGGGAGTGTGGAGAAGCAGCGGGCGCAGTTCGCCAAGGCCAACCAGACCATCACCGAGGCCCGGGCTAGAGACGGTAACGAGGCCTTGACGACGTTCGATGCGGTGCCGGACTGGATTAGGGCGCGGGGAGGCTATCCGGATCAAAGCTTTGATTTGGAGGCGAACTTCACGACGTATGGTCCACTGTTTTATTAAGATTACATGGGGCAATCTTAATGACTAACCCTGTCATCCAAACATCATTCGCGGCAGGGGAACTTTCCCCGACCCTGTTCGGCCGAGTTGATCTGGCGAAGTACAAGGTCGGGGCGAAGACGCTCCGGAACTACTTCGTAGATTATCGGGGCGGGGCAACGTCCAGGCCGGGCACGAAGCTGGCCGGGCAGTGCCGCTCCGGAACCAATCCAACCCGGCTGATCCCCTTCAAGTTCTCCACCGTCCAGACGTATGTGCTGGAGTTCGGGAACCAGTATATGAGGGTGATTAAGGATGGCGGGTATGTCTTGGAATCCGCTAAGACCGTCACAGCCATCACCCAGGCCAATCCGGGCGTTGTGACCTCGGCCGGGCATGGGTATGCGGCGGGAGACTGGGTGTATCTGCTGGCCGCGGGCATGACTCAGGTCAACCAGCAGACCTACCAGATCGATAACGTCACCGCCAACACTTTCACGCTGAAGTCCACGATCACCGGGGCAGCGATCGATACGACCGCTTTCACCGCCTTCACCTCTGGAACGGTGGCGCGGGTCTTCGAGCTGGCTACGCCCTACCTGTCCGCCGACCTGGCCCTGTTGAAGTACACCCAGTCCGCGGACGTGATGACCCTCACCCATCCGAGTTACGCCCCCCGCGATCTTACCCGAACTGGGCATGCCACATGGACGCTGAGTTTAGTTTCATTCTACACGTCGATCAGTGCGCCGACCGGGCTAACAGTCTCGTCTTCTGGCGCCGGTACGACGTATTTTGCCTATGTGGTGACATCAATCTCGGACACTGGTGAGGAGTCAGTAGCCTCGAGTACTGGCAGGGTGCAGGGCGTCAATATCACAACTACGTCGGGCTCGAACACGCTGACATGGAACCAAGTGTCTGGCGCAGCCTATTACAACGTGTACCGAGCGACAGTATCGCCAAATGTTGACATTCCGGAGGGTGCGACGTTCGGTTATGTCGGGATGACCTACGGCGTTCAGTTCGTTGACTCCAACATCACCCCGGACTATACGAAGACGCCGCCCCGGCACAGCAATCCGTTCGCGAAGTCCCCGATCAGCAAGCTGACGATCTCGGCCGGGGGCGCGGGCTATGTGGCCACGACCACCACCTGCACGATCACGGACCCGACCGGCTCCGGGGCGATTGTGGTTCCAGTAGTGGTGGGCGGGGCTATCGTGGCCACGATCGTGCTGGACGGGGGCCATGACTACACCGCGCCAGTGGTGACGTTTGGTGGTGCGGGTGCCGGGGCTGCGGCCACCGCCACCATCGGCTACTCCGACGGAACCTATCCCGCCACCAGTTGCTATTTCCAGCAGCGCAAGATGTACGCCGCCTCGGCCAACTTCCCGCAGACCCTGTGGGGGAGTCAGCCCGGCGCATTCTCCAACATGGACAAGTCTATCCCGACCACGGACGGGGACGCCCTCAGTCTCACTATTTCCTCCACCCAGGTCAACGACATCAAGTTCATGCTGCCGATGCCGGGCGGGCTGGTAGTGTTGACCGGGGGCGGGGCCTGGCAGATCACTGGGACCGGGCAGCAGAACTCTGCCGTCACCCCCAGCTCAGCCATTGCCGTGCCGCAGGCATACAATGGCTGCGCGGACCTTCCGCCGATCGTGGCCAACTACGACATCCTGTACGTCCAGGCGAAGGGGAGCATCGTCCGTGATCTGTCGTACAACTTCTTCACCAACATCTACACCGGCATTGATATATCAGCTTTGTCCAACCATCTGTTTAACCCCTACAGCCTCACCGAGTGGGCTTACGCAGAGGAGCCCTTTAAGACAATTTGGGCTGTGCGTGACGATGGAAAACTTCTATCGCTCGCGTTCGTCAAGGAGCAGGAGGTGTACGGGTGGGCGCGGCATGACACGCAGGGGCTGTTCAAGTCCGTCGCCGTGATCCAGGAGGGGATCGAAGACGTCCCCTACTTCATCGTGCAGCGGAAGGTGCAGGGTACCTGGGTGCAATTTGTGGAGCGGATGGCGAGCCGGGTACTGGCGGTGGATGTCGCCCCGGCACTGTCGGCCGAGGGCGCGTGGTGTTTGGACTGCGCACTTGAGTATCCACGAGTTACGCCCAGCGCGGGCTTGACAATTTCGGCCGCTTCTGGTACGGTAAATGTCACGGCCGATAGCGGGGTGTTCTCGGCGGGCGACGTAGGCAAGATCCTGCGTGCGGGTGGCGGGCGGGGGACAGTCGCAAGTTTCCTCTCCGCCACCCAGGTCACGATGACGTTGGATGTGGACATTGTGCAGCTGATCCCGGACGCCGATACTTCCATCCCCCTCCCGGTCGCCGCGGGCGATTGGACCCTTCAGTCCTCGACTACTAGCGTGAGCGGCCTGAATCATCTGGAAGGGCAAACCGTATGGGCACTGGCGGACGGAAGCGCTGTTGGGGACCTGGTGGTTACGGGCGGGGTCGTCACCCTGCCGGCGGCGGCCAGCCTGATAACGGTGGGACTGCGTTACATCTGCGATCTGGAGACCCTGAATCTGGAGTTGTCGGAGGGGTTGGGCACAATTCAGGGGAAAAGAAAGAAGATCACCGCCCTGACTGTGAGGATGGACAAGACTCGTGGACTAGCGGCTGGCCCGACGTTTGATGAGCTTTATGAAATTAAGCTCGGGGTGGAGGGATATGACATTCCCCAGGCGCTGGTGACGGGGGATCAGCGTATCGTGCTGTCGCCGAGCTACAACATCGAGGGCCGGATTGCGATCCGGCAGGAGTATCCGCTCCCGGCGAGCGTGCTGGCGGTGATCCCGGAGATCGAACTGGGGGATGGACGATGAAGGTTGAAGTGGCTCCGGCTACGGCCGCGGATGCAAACCGGCTGTGGATGAATTTGCGCCGGGATCAGATAGAGGATGTGAGTGGGGCGAGTGAGCGAGATCTGATCGCCCAGATCAACGCGAGTGCGGTTGCGTTCGTTGGGCGGCTGGACGATGAGCCGGTGGTGATTTGGGGCGTGCTCATGCCGAGTCTGACCTCCGGCCAGGGCGTGATCTGGGCCCTGACGAGCAAGGCGATTGACCTGTGCCCGCTGGTGTTTGTGCGGCGAAGCAAGATCGAGCTGGATCGTATCCGCAAGAACTATACCGAGCTGACCGGCTTCGTCGCGACCGAGTATGAGACGTCGGCGAAGTGGCTCAAGTGGCTCGGGTTCAAGATCAGTCCGAGCTATACCTTCCACGGCCGAAACGTTCGGCGCATCTCGATGGGAGCCGCGTGATGTCATTCCTTCCAGCAATCGCAATGGTAGCCTCGGTTGTCGGGACCGGGCTGTCCGCGGTCTCGGCAATTAGCCAGGGTCAGTCCCAGGCCGCCTCGGCCAACTATCAGGCTCAGGTCGCCCGGGTCAATCAGCAGATCCAGGAACAGAACGCGGCCTACGAGCGGCAGAAGGGTGACGTTGAGGCTCAACAGCAGGATATGAAGAACCGGGCTGCGATGGGGGCGCTGTCGGCCGCGCAGGGCGCAAGTGGGTTCGACATGAACACTGGATCGAGCCTGGACACGCGCGAGTCCGCTCGGAAGCTGGGGCGGCTGGACACACTCACTGTCCGAAACAACGCTGAGCGTCGGGCGCACGACTTCGACATCGCTGCGATGAATCAGGGGGCGCAAGCCAACCTGTATTCGGCCCAGGCCAAGACGAGCAACCTCGCGGGGTATCTGGGCGCGGCGAGCAGCCTGATCGGCGGGGTCAGTTCGGTGAGTGACAAGTGGCTCAGCTTTAAGAAGGCTGGCGTGGATATTTGGAGCTAAGCGATGCCGCAGGTCCCTTACTCCCCGGTCCCGGAAGTCCGTAACTCCGATCCGAGCGGACAGCAGTATAACCTCCACGTCACCCCGGAGATGTTTGGGCTTGGTGTGGCCCGGGCGATGGGGGAACTGGGTGGAAAGGTGGATCAGCTGGGTGGAGTCGCCGCCCGGCACGCGATCCAGTTCCAGGAACAGCAGAACCAGATCGATGCGAACAATATCTCCATGGATGTGATGGAGAAGATGGGCGCGGAGGCGAACAAGTTCAACACCCTGACCGGGGATGCGGCGGTCAAGGAGTATCCGAACTACGTCGCCCGCCTGCGGCAGATCGCGAAGGATGCAGAGGGCTCGACGAATAACAAGGCCGCACAGATCCTAGTGCAGCAGGAGATCCGACGGCAGCTGGGATATAATATCGTTAATGGGGGCAAGACTGCGGCGACGCAGCAGAAGGTGGCGGAGATCGCCGGGTCAGCGGCGAAACGGGATTTGAATATCGGGGCGGCGGCCTCGGCACAGGAAGACTCGGTCTTCGAGAGTGCTATGCATGATGCGGAAGAGTCCGCGGCCGAAGCCAGCCGAGTAGCCGGGCATACGGATGAGTCAAGCCTGGAGAAGGCGCGGCAAGATGCCCGCGGCCGGATCTATACCGACCGGATCAACTACGCCTCCCGGACCGACCCGTTCGGAGCCCAGGCGATACTGAAGAAGGCCGAGGGCCGAGTGTCGGCCGAGGTCTACAACAAGCTGAAGGCGACAGTTGAGACGTCGATCCAGACCGTCGGGGCCGGCCGGGTTGCAACGCAGGTTGTGAATGGGCAGGCAGCCGGGCCGGGAGGGGATGTCATCCCCCGGTCGATCACGAAGGGGGAGTCGGGTGGAAGTTACACTATCCTGGTCGGGGGCAAGTCGAAGCCCGAGCTGACCAGCATGACCGTGCAGGACGTTCTTGATTTCCAGCGGACTGGAATGGCTGGGCATGCTAGCACGGCAGTCGGGAAGTATCAGATCCTGCGCGGAACGCTGTCGGATATTGTTAAGTCTGGGACGATCAGTCTCGACGACAAGTTCGATGACGTGACGCAGGACAAAGCTGCGGCCTGGCTGTGGAACCGCCGGATTGCCGAGGGCAAGGGCGATGTCGGGCGGACGATGGAAGCACTCGGGAATGAGTGGGAGATTATAAAGAAAGATCCGACTATTGCGGCCGATGTACGGAAGTACCTGGAAAACGGCGGGATGCGGAACACTGGGGTTGGGAAGCCGTTGACCGAGGACTCGACCACCGGGGATCTTGATGGGGCGCTGGCCGCGGGCCGCTCTCGGGCTGAGCAGGTGATGCCGGGGAACGAAGAGTTTGCTAATAATGTCGATCGGAGCATTCGGACTAAGTATGATGGGCTGAAAGCTGATGGGCAGCGCCGGGCGCAGGAGGCTAGCCGGGCGATTACGTCTGATCTGATTGGCGGCCCGAATCTGGACCAGCCGAAGCCGACGAGCCTTGACGATTACCTGAAAGGTGATCCCCGCCGGATGCAGTGGTGGGAGCGGTTGTCGCCTGGGCAGAAGGAAGCTGTGAATGAGCAGATCAAGCGGAATGCCCGGGGCGATGACGTAGTTCGGTCTGACGCGACCAACCGGATCTTCTTCGAGCATATGGGCAAGGCCCTGTCGGAGGACTCGGACAAGGAAGCCGAGTTCCTCAAATCGGACATTTACAGCCTGCATATTCCGAACGGGGACAAGCGCACACTGTTGATGGCGCAGCTTCGGCTTGGCCAGCGGAATGCGAAGCAGGCGGAGAAGAACGAAGACTCGATTACGATCGGTCGGGTTGAGCGGACGATGGAACAGAACGGTGTGTTCCAGTCAACCGGGCTGAACAGGGGGACGCAGAACCGGGATATTTTCCGCGGCCAGCTTTACCTGGAGCTTCAGAAATGGAAGGAGGAAAATCCGGGGCAGAAGCTGAAGCAGGAGGATATTAACCAGATTGCCTCCGGGATCATCTCGCGGTCGCCCGGCAAGATCTGGGGGAACAACGTGACCTGGAACAAGCCTGAGTACGGGAACATTCCGGCCCAGGCGGTCATTGACATCACCGACAGCTTCAAGCGGAAGTTTGGTCGGCCGCCGACCCAGGCCCAGATTAAAGAGATCTACAACGACCCGAGGCGATACACCGCCCCGCCAAACTCTGCCGGCGCCGCCACCTCCGAGGATGATGAGTGATGCCCGTCAATCTTGACGACTACGATCCCGATGCGCCGGTTAAGACCCAGGCTGTAGGCAATGCCCTGGCCGCGCAGGATGTGGAGCCGGAAGCGTATTCTCGAAATGCTGCGGTGGCCCGGCGGATGGGGCTGCCGACTCCAGTCGTGGCGATGGACCCGACAGGCTTCGCCCAGCAGGACAAGACGCAGGAAACCCTTCGGTGGCTAGAGGACACTCCGCCGCTCGCCAGGTATGTTGCGAAGAATCCTGACGCGGCGAAGATCTCGTCGGATGATTACCGTAACCTGTCGGAGATCAGCCGAACCCTCGGTGGCCTGCCCGGGATGGAGCGGCAGGGGAGCGAAGAAACCCCGGTCCCGGTTGTGCCGGGCGAAGTCCCTGACTGGCAGAAGAAGTTCATGACTGGGTTCCAGCGCGGAACCCTGAGTGAGCAGCGGGGTAAGATCGGACGGAAGATGATCGCCCTTGGCGATACTCCGGAGGATTGGCGGGCGGTCACGACGCTGGACAAGCAACTCCAGGGCCTGACGGACGATGCTTCGTGGGGACAGTGGACGGGACAGTTGTTTGCCGGGCTGAGTTCGGGCGGGAACGATGCCCTGCTTGGGCTCGGAGCTGGTGCGGCAGCAGGTGCGCTGGTCGGGCCGGTCGGTGCCGGGGCTGGTGCTATGACCGGCGCGATGTGGGGGTGGCTGGGAAGTCAGGCCGCTACCGCCGCGGGTAACTCATATCTGAATTTGAAACAGGCTGGGGTCGATCCGGTGCCGGCCCGATTGGGCTCGATTGCTGTCGGAACCATCAACTACCTGGCCAACCGCGTCATGCTGGATTCAGCCTCGCGCGGGGTTGTCGACAACCTGGTTCAGTCCGGGTTGAAGGAAGTCCTGAAGAACCCGGTTGTGTCCGCCGCGGTTACGAAGGGACTGGTGGAACTGGGCAAGGCCGGAGTGACCGGGGCGTCGCTGTTTGCGGCGCAGGAGGCTGCCTCGGCAATTGTTGAAGACCTGGCGAAGACGTATCAGGGCAATCTGCCGACGCTGTTCAACGACCCAGCGGCGCATGCCCAGGCGCTGGATCGGGTGAAGCATGCGGCCCTCGACGGGCTGGCGATGATGTCAGTCATGCACGTCCCGAAGGTGGGCGTGAATATGGTGGCCGACTCCATCTACATGAAGCAGGCCAACCTTTACCACCAGATGGTCAAGGACGCGATTGACCAATCAGTACTGTCGGAGACGCGGCGGCGGGACCCGGATCTGTTCCGGCAGTTCATAACGGAGAACTCGGACCAGCAGATCGGCATTCACTCCGACATCATCAATCAGCTGGGCGCGGATAAATTCGAGTGGATTCCGGATCTTGCGCCGCAGCTGGAGAAGGCCAAGGCCACCGGGGCGGACGTGACGGTGAGCCTGCCTACCATGCTCGCGCACGGCGCTGATTTTATGAAGGAGAACCCGGAGGTACTGGACCACGTTCGGGTGGGAGAGGGATTGACGAAGGCGGAGGCCGACTGGCTCAAGGCGAATCCGCCGAACTACTTCGATCTGTACCACGGCTCGCCGTATCTGTTCGATCGGTTCAACAACCAGTTCTTCGCCACTGGCGAGGGCGCGAACACGTATGGGCAGGGACATTACGTTACGAGCCATCCTGGGATTGCGGAGTTTTATAAGAACTCGGTACATGGGATTGTGCAGCGCCGGGAATCGAATCTGTTGATTGACGGAAAAGCGCCGGAATACCCGGAGTTTTCTAGTGAGGCTGAAATTGTTCGTGACGTTCAAAATAACCTTCGCTGGAACGGAGGTGACTTGCAGAGCGCCATCGCCCAAGTTTTCAATAGACTGACCAAGGAGGAAGATAATATAGGGCTCGCTTTTTTAAGAGACATTGAGCCTAAGCTAAGTTTAAATCGTCCCGACCTCTATCCAACCATCTATAAGCTTCGGCTTAAAGCCAACGAAGACGAGCTGACGAATCTGCGCGAGACGCTGGAGAATCAGAACGACCGGACGAAGGCGGCGGTGGCGCAGATCGAGGCTGAGGCGAAAGCCCTTGGTAAGATCTCACCGACACCGCTGAACGGCACTAGTCTGAAGGTAACGGTGGGTTGGGCAGATAATGTGCTCGGCCCCGACCGGGTAAGGGAGATTTTTGTCGAGCATGGAATTAAGGCGCATCGGTATGAAACTACGCGGTCCATTGCGCGTGGCGGAGAACTCAGCCACAAAGAAACTGGCTGGATAAATGAAGAGAATCTACCGCAACACCTCAAAGCTGGGTTGGTAGAGACTGAAGCACACATGAAGATGGAGCAGGAAGGCGGACGCGATGTAACGTTCGATAAGAAACTGGAAGAGCGCATTGCTTGGTTCGATCAGACCGGACTCAAAGAGCAGGCGGGTAAACTGCGTGAACTTCAAGCTTTTATGAAGGAGCACGAGCGCAAGCCTGCTTATAACTTCGTCGTCCTCGACGGCTCCCACATCGAGATCACTCACCGGAACGACGAGCCCCTGGTTCACGAGGTCCCGAAGGAGATCGCGGACTCGCCGGAGGCATCGGCCAAGTTCAGTGAGTCGATGGATCTGGCGAAGCAGTCGATCGACGCGGAGGTTAAGGCGAACTGGCTGCACGGGTTGTTCGAGGGTCAGAAAGCGCTCGGTATGACCGGGAAGGAGTATCTGACGTATCTCCGGTTGCTGGATAAGAAGAACAAAGCCCTGTATGATAAGGCGTTTGCGAAGGCGGAGGCTGAGGCGAAGAAGATCTTGTCGCCGGAGTATAAGGCCCGATTTGAAGAGATTCGGAGCGAAGTCGCGGCCGAGATGAATCGTGACCCGGTTCACCTGGCGGACCGACTGATCCGGCTCGGAAAGATGGAGGATGGGGAGAAGGTCGAGGCCGGGTTCCCGTATAAGCTGAGCCGGGATGATGTGGAGAATATGTTCCGGCACTTTCAGCCGGACTCGGCCTTGACGGAGTTCGCACAGCAGCTGGGGGTGAAGGCCCCGGTACCGGACGACCTCCCCGGGTCTATGTACGGTAAGCAGACTATGCATCCGGACGATATCGCGGCCCTGACCGGGTTCGACTCGGGCCGGGATATGGTGCTGGCCCTCGTCAACCTCGAGGCCAGGCGCCGAGAGGCCGGGCTCGATCCGAGTCGGTACTTCGATGCGGAAGTGAAGGCCGAGGCGACCCGGCGGATTGAAGCGGAGCGGGGGACGCTGGATGAACGGATACAGGAGTGGGCGGAAGACGCGGTTAAGTCCCGGCCGCAGATGGAAGTGCTCGCGAACGAGATGAAGGTGCTGGCGAAAGCCGCCGGGCACGAGGGGCCGATCACGTTGGACATGATCAAGAGCCAGCTGGATAAGATCACGGCTGAGACTCCGATCGGACAGACGCGCAAGGCGGCGCTGTGGGAGCGGCGGGCCGGCGATTATGGGAAGCAGGCGGAGATCGGGCTGAACGCTGGCGATCCTCAGACAGCGTTCTTGGCGAAGCAATCTCAGTTCGTGAACTTCCTGATGGCGAAGCAGGCGAAGGACCTGGACCGGGCTTATGCCGGGCTGCAGGCCACGTTCAAGCGGCTCCGGGATGAACTGACGTTGACCGGGGTGGATCAGAAGTATGTGGATCAGCTGCACCTGGTTCTGGTCACGGTGTTCGATGAAAAGCTGTATCGGGACCCGGCCGAGCTGCTTCGTGGGCTGAACGGCAAGACGCTGACCGAGTTCGTGAATGATCTGCGGGCGGACGCGAAGCAGATCGACCCGCCCGATTTCATCTTCACTCACGACCCGTCGAAGGGCAGGCTGAAAGCTGACCTGCTGCCGACCGCGGACTTCCTGGCGCTGAAGGACTTCTTCGATCAGATGCTGTTCTACGGGAGGCAAGAACATAAGCTGATGGTCGGGGACAGCGCGATTGAGTTTCGGGATGCGGTTGGCCAGGCTGTGCTGCAGACCAGCGAACTGAAGCAGCGGGGGTTTGAGCCGGTCGGAAAGCTGACCAGCATCTTTCGCACCGCCGACGCTGCCCTGCTCCGCATGGAACGGCTGTTCGACTGGCTGGACCAGCGATCGCCGGACGGGATCTTCAACCGGACTGTGTTCCGGCCGTTGGCCGAGGCGCAGGGGCGGAAACAGACGATGCTGGCGGAGATCGCCAAGGATGTCGGGGCGCTGCCGAAGTTCCGCGGGAGTGAGGCGGTGAGCGGTGGGAGCCAGTTCCGAGATACCCGTGGCCGGCCGATTGTCTGGGACAAGGCGAAGGTAATCTCGGCCGCGCTTAATATGGGGAATGAGAGTAACTGGGAGAAGTTGACCCGGGGATATGGCTGGGACCCGGACACTTTCCGCGCCTTCGTTCTGAATAATATGACGAAGGAGAACTGGCAGTTCGTGCAGGGGATTTGGGATAGCTTTGAAAAACTGTTCCCGGCCGCGGACGAAGTCTCCAGGCGGACGAACGGGGTCGGGCTGAAGAAGATCGAGGCCGCCCCGGTCCAGACCCAGTGGGGAGAGTTCAAGGGCGGGTACTACCCGCTGATTGAGGATGAAGGGAATCAGCTGAGGAAGGACAAGACCGACATCAGGTTCGATGGTCCGGGCTTTGCCCCAATGCTGACCCGGGGGTATGAGAAGTGGAGGACTGGAGTCTTCTACCCGCTCAGCCTTAACCTCGATCGGCTTACGTCCAAGTTCAACGAGGAAGTGCACAACATTGCGTTCCGCGAGGCCTGGACGAACGCGAAGAAGTTCCTCGACAACTCGGCTGTCCGCGGCTCGATCGAGGATGCGTTCGGGGCTGAATATCTGAAGATGGTCGATCCCTGGATGGAGCATATTCGGGCGGCCGGGGGCGGACCGGATAGGACGGGGCTGGACGGGGTCAAGGACTGGCTGCGGTTCGGCCGGGAGAATATGGTTACGGCGATGATTGGGCTGAAGCCTGGGACCGCGGTGATCCACGGGCTCGGGGCACTGTCGAACTCCGTTCGGGAAGTCGGGGGGCTGGAGTTCTACCGGGCCACTGTTGACTCGATCTTCAAGTCTCCGCAAGGATATGACAGTGTACGGAAGCTCATCTTGGAAAAGTCTGAGATGATGGCGAACAGGAAGCACAACATCGACCGAGACGCTGCGGCGGCCATTAATGCTATCAATATCAACAACCGGTTTGGGGAGTGGCGGGCGAGCTACGCCCAGTTCGCGACCGGACTCGTGTCCGCGCTGGACATGGGTTCGGCGATCCCTACCTGGTGGGCGGCATACAACAAGCACCTGACGGAACATGGAGATGAGTCCGGGGCGGTGTATGCAGCCGACAAGGCTGTGCGGAACGCCCACGGCGGCACTGGGCTGATTGATCTCCCGGCCCTGCTCCGCGGGACCAACACGACCCAGGGCGAGATCATGAAGTTCACCACTGCGTTCGGTGGGTATTTCAACCATGTCTACAATCAGATGCGGGACGTCCAGGTCGCGGCTACCGACCCGACGATGAAGGCAGGGTTCGGGAAGTTCATGTACGTGGCGGGCGGGCTGCTGGGGTATCTGGTGGTACCGGCGATACTGCACGAGGCGGTGCGGCCGCCGAAGGAGGGGTTTGACCCGGATCATCTGCCGAAAGAGATGGCGTGGGCGCTGGCGAATCAGTCCATGGCCATGATCCCGTACATGAGGGATGTCGGGGCGATGTTCCAGCTCGGGAAGGATAAGGTCGAGGCGGGCGGACCACTCGGGGAACTGCTGTCAGGGTTGACGGCGCCGAGCGGGGATTTCCGGCGGTGGCTCAACGACAAGGAGCCCCGACATGTTGCCCAGCACATGCTCGAACTCCCGACCTGGGCGACTGGACTTGGCCCGCCCCGTTACGTTGCTTCGCAGCTCGAATACCTGTATAAACTGAACGACGGATCTACCCGGCTCCCGGAAACATACGCCGAGTGGCACCGTCTCCTCCTCGACGCACGCCCTGTTGGAAAGTGAGAAAACAATGACTGTCAGCACCACCGCTGTCCGTGTCACCTACATCGGGGACGGGAGCGCGACGAACTTCAGCTTCAACTTCAAAACCCTGGGTGCGGATGAGCTGGTGGTCCAGCTAACCGTGCTCGCGACCGGGGTCGTGACGACCCTGAACGATAGCCAGTACTCGGTAACGGGGATTGGCACCGACTCGGGAGTGGTGACGTACCCGCTGAGCGGGTCCCCGCTGACCTCGGCTACCAGCATTACCATCCGCCGGGTCATGCCACTCACTCAGGGCACGGCGTTCAGCAACCAGACGACGTACTACGCGAGCGTGGTCGAGGATAGTTTCGACTCGGCCACGATGCAGACGCAGCAGGTTAACAATGAAGTTGATCGGAGCCTGCGGCTGGGCGAGACGGATGTGGATGGGAGTGGGGCGTATCAGGCCGGGGGCAACCGGATCACTGACCTGGGTGCGCCGACGGCCAGCACCGATGCGGTGCGGTTGACCGATGTGCAGGGAATTGTCGTTGCGGCCGGCAACGTGCCGCTGCCGATTGCCGGGCAGACCAACTACACCCTGACCGCCACCGGAACCGGGACGTTCGGCTGGAACAGTCAGTTCCAGGCTGATACGACCGGGCGGACCGGATTTGGCTCGGCCATCGTTAGCTACATTTCCCACCTGTTCGCGAAGGCGATCACCGGAGCCGTATCGGCCTTTGGTATCCGTATCTCCAGTGTGATCAACTCCGACGTCACTACCTATGCGGCCGGAATGCAGGTCAGCTTGTCTACCCAGGCCGCGGCGTTCACGCTTGGGACGTACAATGCGTATGATGCTGGGGCGCATACGAAGGGTGCCGGCTCGGCGGTGACGTTCTCCGCTGGATATAATGTCGCATCGACGTTTACCTGGGGCACGACGAACGTCGGGTATTGTGGACTGTTGGCGTCAGCCGCGAATACCTGGAACCTGTACATGGCCGGGACGGCGCCGAACTGGCTGGCGGCCGGATTGGCCATTGGCGGGAGTGCCCGCGCCCCCGGCGCTAACCTGGACATTCAGGGGAGCGGTATCATCCTGGGCACCCCGACCGGCGGGGACAAGGGGGATGGGACCATCAACGTTGACACTGGAGTCTACGTCAACGGACAGAAACTGGGTAACACCGTGCCGATGCGGCAGACGGTGCTGTGCGGGCCGGTGGATGGGACGACCGGGCTGGCCAACTTCCTCCCCGCGACCAGTGTCAGCCTCAACCTGACCACCACCGGGATCAGTGCCTCGGTCCCGTTCGTCGTCACATCGGCTAATGCCTGCGATAGCAGTGGCGCGATCGACCGGGTAGGCGGGGCTGTCGCCAACCTGACCTGGACCGGGCTGACCGCACTATCCACCTGTTTCCTGTATGTGGACATCGCAGCGGACGGGACGCTGACCACCGGCCACACCACTCTGGCCCCGACCTATCAGCAGGGTGGAACGCGGTCTACCGTCAACGGACAGTTCACGTTCAACATCGGGGAGATGTATGCGACGGTTGGGAACGGGACCACTGCGGTTCAAGCTTTCCGAGTGTTTGTGGGTGAGGCCACGACCAATGCAGGGACTGTGACGGCAACGGTGGCGTATGCCTACATGGGCCGGACCATCCTGACCAGCGCGGCCGCTCTTGCCCTCTCCACCACCTACAGCCTGAGCCACAACCTGGGCGTTGTCCCGCGCGACATCCACATGGTCTACGTATGTACGTCGGCCGAACTCAACTACGCCGTGGGCTCGGAGGTCGTGCCGCTGACTCAGCCCGGGTCGAGCTTCGGTATCAGCTATGGTGCGTATGATCGGCTTACGATGCTGGCACTGTCTGGGTCGGGAGCGATTGGGCATCTGGTTAATGCCGGAACTGCCACCGCGATGACGGTGGGTAAGTGGAGTGGGCGGTGGTACATCAACAGGGGATGGTAATAAGATTGCCCCATGGAAAGGTATTAACATGGACTCCGTAAGCGAACGCAATCTAGCTGGGGTGCACCCGGATCTAGTCCGGGTGGTGCGGCGGGCCTACGGCCAGTTTCCATTCCGGGTGACCGAGGGCCGGCGGACCCTGGCCCGACAGAAGGAACTGATGGCGAAGGGGTTCTCGTGGACGCTGAAGTCCCGTCACCTCGACGGGCATGCAGTGGATCTTGTTCCGGTCCACAACGGTAAGCTGCGTTGGGACTGGCCGGCCTTCTACCCCCTCGCTGCGGCGGTCAAGCAGGCCGCGAAGGAACTGGGGGTCCCGCTGGAGTGGGGCGGGGACTGGAAGAAGAACAAGGATGGACCGCACTTCCAGCTGCCGTGGAAGGATTATCCATGAGCGGGCGGTGGATGTACATCCTGATCTACCTCCCGATTGTCTTCGCCGTGGTGCTCGGGGGTTGTGCCCGGCGTAACGAGGCCGCCTTCTGGAGCGGTGTAGCAAAGGAGATAAGAAATGACAAGTGACCAGCTTGGCGGCGTTGTTCGTGCGCTGCTTACTACCGGCGCGGGCATCGCGGTTGGGAAGGGGTATATCGATAGTAGCCTGGCTGAACAGGTCGTTGGCGCCCTCGTGACGCTGATCGTCGCGGCCTGGAGCTGGAACACCAACCACCCGGACAAGCTAAAGTGAAGCGGCTTGCCCTGGTTGGACTGATCGCGCTCGGGGCCTGCAACCAGAACCCGATCGATGTGGGCGCGATCCAGGTGACGCCGGCGGAGGTGCAGCAGGCCTGCACCGCCCTGGCCGTGGGATACCTGATCTGGGAGACTACCTGGGCCCGGAAGGTTAAGCCCGCGACACTGACGAAGATCCGAGCCGGTTACGCTGCAATCGGCTCGGCGTGTGCAAGCCCGCCTGCGTCGGCACCTGAGGTGCTAGGCTCAATCCTTAAGGCCACGCAGGTTTATGCAAGGGAGCTTGAACAGGCAACGCAATGAGTGCGCAGCTTGAATTCTGGGATGTACCGGAAGTGCGAGACTTTAATGAACGGCTTACCCGGGTCGAGGTGACCCTCGGCGGGCTGAAAGATACGGTCGAAGCCAATCGACAAGAGTCAAGGCACGATCGCGCGAACCTGAAGCAGATGATTGAGTCGCTCGACCGGGAGACGGAAAAGCGGTTTGAACGTCTGACGACTGACCTGCGCGGCGTGCTTGATGTGATGCAGCAAGCGAAGGGGGCCAAGGCCCTCCTCACTGCAATCGTGGCCTTGGCCGGGCTTGGGCTGTTCTCGCTCATGTTCCAGCTGTGGCAGCTTGTTAAGCATTAGGTCTTCTGGGCAGCGGGGATGTACGCAAGCACCCCGCTGCTTATGTCTTGTTTGAGGATCTGGGATTTGATCATAACCTGGATAATTCGCTCGACCGAGTGCGACGGCACCCGCTCCTGAAGGAAGCGAACCAGCCGGTGCTCGGAGATCGGTCGCCGCTCTTTCGTGTAGAGCTGGAACATGAAGTACCAGGCTTCTTCGATCGCCCGGCCATCTCCCCCACCCTTCATCGCCTTGAAGATGTCGGACATCTGGGCCTCGACGTCCAGCAGCCACTCAAGGGCGAGCTGGTAATGTTCGAGGGTGATTAGCAGGTCTGATCCGGATTGGGCGGCGACGACCATACAAAGTTTGAGCAGGTGGGCTGTCCTTCGGCTAAGGTAGTGCGCGAGCTTAGGATGCTCTGGAGCCGGCGGACCGCCCGCCTGATGCCAAGCGGAGATAGCGCTACTGGCTTCAGGTTCCCACTCGAACTTTCCAAACATACTTCCAATCTGTTTGAGGTCGGATAGGAGTGACTTGTAGATAGCTTCATCGCGATCCGCTTCAGCAAAAATGTCTGTAAGTATCTTCTCTCCAGAATAGACAAGGATTGTCCTTGAGAGGAAACCTTGATCCCATGCTCCCTCTGGCAGGAAAGCATTAAGGTAAGATGGAGTTGTTGCGCCAATGACATTGAGTTGAGGTGCTTCGATATTGAGCTTAAAGTCTTTCGTGCGGCGGCGTTCACCATAGCGGACTCCATCATACAGGTGGGTCAGGGTGTTCATGAATTCGGAGTCGTAAGATGGGAGGAAGGCACCCAGCTCGCCGGCCGGGACTAGCAGCGAGTTGAACTCTATGTAAGGGGGCGTGAGTCCAGGCCGGATGATGCGGCGCTTGGCGTCGGCCAGGGCGTCGATGAGCGCGGCCTTGGTTGTGCTGACCGGGGCGATATGGTGGTCGGGCAGGTCGGACCAAAGCTGCTCGGTCAACTTCAGGCTGATGGACTTGCCCACGCCGGGCGCGCCGACTAGGAAGGCATACATATTCGGATACAGTTCGCTGCCCCGGGTTCGCACCCAGACCTTGCGCTCCAACGCTCCTGCCACAGCGGCGATGGCGCACCACCGACGGAAGATTAGTGGTGCGCCTAGGCCGTCAGTGAAATCACAGAAAGCGTCGATCCAGGATGGAAACTTTCGGGTGACTGGTACGGTGCCGAGGATCATGACCATTATACTTCTTGAGCCCGTCGGGATTGGCAGCGCTGGCGTAGGCCCAGTTCCAGCCTACTTGGGCTTCGGCGGGAACAACGATACTGCGTCCCCGAACTTCGATGGGCTGTTCAATACATCGAAGTATCTCGGGAAGGACTCGGTCTTCTTGGTCCTCAGGATATTGCACGAGAACTGAGTCATGGACCTGAAGCAGAATCGTGCAAAGATTACGGCGCCAGAGTGATAGAAGTCCACGGTCAATAAGGTCTGCGGTGATAGATTGAGGCTCGTAGGCCACGGCGGCTCGGACGGTAGTATCGTCATTACGCCGGCCAAAGAACCACCGTTTTCTTCCCAGAAGAGTTGTAATGTATCCGTCCGAAAGCAGGGAAGCGCGAACGTGATCGTGCCATTTCCGGATATAAGGAAAGGCTCCGAAGTAACGGGATTGGAAGTCACGAATCAGGTCCTCCTGTGTTTTGGTGTGCTTGGCCATGGTTCGGGGGGTGCCGAGGTAGTTGGTGCCGTGGCCCAGCCGCTTGGCCAGGTCTCGGTAGGACATCCCCCGGTATGCAATCTGGTCGGCCACGGCCCGGTAGGGTTCGGTCCAGTTTAGTTCCGTCCAGGCGAGGCGGCAGACGGTGGTGTGGAGGTCGCCGGACTCGCAGGCGTCGAGGTAGTCACTGTTGCCGAAAAGATTGAGAATGATAGCTCCAACCCCGCGGGCGTCTGCCTGACTGAGATCAACGTTGGCGAATTTGAAACCCGGATCTGCAACAAACATTCGTCGGAGTCTTGGTGCAATATTTTGCAGGTTTGTCCCGGTTCCAAAGTCCGATAGGCGAGAAGAGAGGCGTCCAGTATCAGTCCCTGCGATATTGTATGTGGTCCGGATTCTGGAGTCGGGGTCGATTTCGGTTTCAAGGACCCCGATTGTCTTGCCGATGTCGCGAAGGCAGAGAATATGGTTGACAATAGGCTCAGCATAATAGTAGCTCCTCAGCTTTTCCAGCGCGTCACGGTTGACAGTCGGGACCATCTGGCCCTTGTCGTTCCGCTTGCGGACCTCGGGAATCTGCATGACGTCGTAGAAGAGGTTCATCAGGCTGGCGTTGGACCGCCAGTACTTGCTGGGCTTGGCCTTGGTCCCGCCGTCGGCCGGCTCGATCCCCACGCCCTCCCGGATCAGTTCGTACAGCTGGGCTTCGACCCGGGCCAGGTCGGCCCGGTATTCGTCCAGGGCCCGGAAGCGGAATTCCTGGTCAATCAGTACCCCCCGCATATTCATCTCCAGGATCGGGGCCTGGAGGGCCTTGCTGAACTCGTAGGTGGCGCGGGTGGTATCGTCGAGGTAGGGCGCGATTACGTCGAAGACCTCCAACGTGATACAACAGTCGAGGCCGTTGTAGACGTGGAGGCCCTCGGTGCGGGACTCTGGCAGGGGCTGGGTGGTGTCAATTATTTTCATCGACGAAGGATCCCCACATTTCCAGTCGGTAGGCCATCGGTCCGGCTTTGATTGCAGCTTTGATCGGCCGATAGATCTCAGCGGCATACTCGATCTCGGCAGCTACGCCGACGGAGGTCTCCCAGCCGGGGAGGATCAGGACCCACAGAGCTTCGGCGAGATTGAGCATGTGGCGGTTATGTCGGGACCAGAAGGTGAAGTCGGTCGGAAGCTCGCCGAACTTGGCTACGACGTGGTAGTGTGCGATGGGGGAATAGATCGTGGTCCGCTCGTCGGTGAATGCCGCCACGGCCGCGCAGGCTTCAAGGTAGCGGGTCTCCATTACCAGGGGGTTGGCGGCGGTGTAAGGGCTGGCGAGGTAGATCATCAGTCATCTCCCTGTTTGATCGTGCCCTTCTGGCGCATGAGTTTCCAGCTCGGTTCATTGGTGTATACCGAGCCGAGGAAGCCAAGGCCCTTCTCGCTCTCGGGGTAGAGAGCGTGGTGGAGAAGCATCGTGTCCTCGGCCCAGTTGGTTATGGGGATGCCGTATCGGGACCAGAGGAAGTTGACGTCGTAAAGTCCGTTTTGGGTAACTTTCGGTACACGTAATTCAAGAACGCTGCGAACGAATCGCCAGGCTTCAAGTTCATCAGAATGCGACGTCCAGTAATTCCCGCCTCGACGTGGGTCCCAGAAGGGGACGACAAGCGCGAGGTCATGGCGAGGGGCGAAACCGATGCAAGTAATCTGGGAACCTGAAGTCTCGATGTCGAAGGCGATTGCGCGGGCGCGGGTGAGGTGCTCATCGTAGAAGCTCCATAGATCGGAGAGGGTGGGCTCGATGTGGATGAACCGGCGGGGGCGGCGGACGTCCGGGAACTCGGCTTCGCGCTTGGCCTTGATCAGGTCGAGAAGGGCTATGGGTCGGTATTCCCACTGCCGAAGGATCGCGGCCGGGTGGTAGGTGGGGAGGACTTTGTGCCCCCAAATCGACTGCGCAGCCGTCCCGCGGATCTTGCTAATCCTCGGATCATGAAGTAGAGCCCATGTGGCAGTACCGCCAAGAGCGATAACCACGTTAGGAGCAAAAGACTCAAGCTCGTCACGGAGTCGAGATAGCTCAGGTAGATATTGAGCATCAAGATACTTACCAGCCCGGAGAGGAGGAAGCCCACTTGAGTCCATAGCCTTTGGCACGCAGAGGAACTCGATCTCATTCTTTGGCCCCGGTCGAAGGTTGAAGACGTTCGTCACTAGACAATCCGACCGGCGAATGCCGGCCTCATCGAGGAGTTGGTTGAGAAGGTAGCCGGACGGGCCGACGAAGGGGAGGCGGAGGATTTCCTCCTGCTCTCCCCAAGCCTCGCCGACAAGGGCGATGCCGGTCATATTGCGATATTCCAATCTGTTGCTAGTAGATCGGACTGGGAACAGAGCCACGGGACCATAGTGTTGTCCGCGGTTTTCATCATTACGTAGGGCTGGCAGCAGGCCTCAAGGATGAGGCCGTCTTTGAACATATACTCGTAGGGTTCCGGCCCCGGATTATACAGGAAGAGATACATTCCCTTTCCGTTCCAGCCCTGGCGCTGTACACGATGTCCAGCCCGGAGAAAGGCTACGGCTGTACCGATGTCGCTCATGATGGCACCCGCTGCGAAATCAGGACTGCGTAGCCGGCGATGTCGTCCCAGTGATCCTTGAAGTCGGGGTTGCCGGCCAGGATCCTGCCGATCTTGTGTGCGATCATTTCCAGGGATTCCTTCTGAGCATAGGACAGCTTGGCCCAATTCGGCTGAGCCTGCATCACGGCCTTGATGAGCTGGGTAATCATGGCGTGGTCGTTAAACTCGCCGTGGGTCTTGCCCCGCTCGGCGACGAGTTCGGTCGGCCGGGCCGTCATGATCCTCGGCCGCTCGGTCTGGACCAGTTCCTTCATCTCCTGGTCGACGTTGGCCATAGCCTGTTCAAGCTGGGTCATTGGAGTTCCTCGCTTCGATTAGAGCCTGCCGGGCTCGGTCTGCAAATTCTGGGTTGAGTTCCAGTCCGAGTGCGGTCCCTCCGAGAGACTCGCATGCGCGAATAGCAGAGCCGCTTCCAGCCGTCGGGTCAAGGGCGACTGTGTGAGCGTCGCAGACCATTCCAAAGAAGTGCCGGAGAACTGGTTCAGGCTTTTCAGACATATGCCGGTCCCGGACGGTCGGTCCTGCGAAAGAGATAGCAACCGGAGAAACAACTGGCCGACCTCCGCGATGGGCAAAGAACGCAGTTTCGTAAGTACGTCGTCCTCCAAGCGAAGGATTAGGGATAATTCCAACGTTGTCGGATTTGTGCCAGATGAGTGGGAAGGGGTCAACGACAAAGTCTGTCTCCCGGGTTAAGAGTTCGAGGGTGGGGTGGTAGAACTTCATACTGAACCAGAAGATCAGGTGAGCGGATGGACTCGCAAGTCGATCGAGGTTGTCACACAGCGTTCGGACGAGTCGCCAATATACGTCTTCGCTGTCAGCGTAACCACCGTGCGCCCCTGCGGAACCTTGATTGAAAGTGTCGGCTCCAATCCCGTACGGAAAGTCGCAATGGAGGAAGTTGAACTTTGGTCCGGTATAAGCTGGAGCCCAACTATTAAAGTCGGCCACGAGGATTGTTCGGCTCCCATCGTCTATCTCCGGGGTTGGTTCGGGGAGTTTGTCGGGGAAGACCGGGACCGACTGAGGCTGGGCCATGATCGTGTTGAGCTTGGAAAGCTCCGTGTCGTTGGCCCGGGCAGTGGCCCGCTCGACGATGCCGCGCGCGACGGAATAGCCACTGGCGGCGGCGACCATGGCGTTGCCGGAGGCAAGTTCCCGGGCAACGGCCAGTTTGCGACTAGTCTCGGCCGGGCTCAACCCGAGGGCTTTGGCGGTGTCGCCCATCTTCCAGTCGGGGGAGGTGGAGCGGAGCCGGTGGTACTCCTCCACCGCCCGGACCTGGTCCTTCCAGTCCAGATCAACCCGCTTGACGTTCTCTTCGAGTTCGATCAGGTGGAGCTGGGCCGGGTCGATCTCGTCCGACCACTGGACTGGGATGGTAAGCCAGCCCAGGCGGAGACAGGCGGTGAGCCTGCGTTCGCCGGCGATCAACACCCGGTCTCGCGTGATGACTGGGGGATTGATCAGGCCGACGGTGGAAATGGAGTCCATCAGGGACTCGATGTCGCGGAGTTCCCGGCGCTGGCGGTCGGGGCGGTTGACGATGATGGTGTCGATGGAGACGTTGGCAAAGTCTGCGGCGGTCATTCTATCCTCCGAGAGAAGTGGGGGGCCGAAGCCCCCCCGGTCCGGTTACACCCGAGCGTAGCTCTTGATCTCGGAATAGATCTGCTGGCCGTCGTCGGACGGGCGGTGCGAGACCTGGACCAGCACCTGCTTGTTCGGAGCGTCGCCGAGCATCTGGCCGATGGTCCGACCGTTCTCGGGGATGTCGAGGGCGTTGACCAGGAACTCCTTCAGCCGATACATGCTGTCGTCGGTGAGGAAGAACCGGGCGGTCATGAACTTGTTCTCCAGCCCGCCGGCCGCGAGAAGGTCGTCCTGGCTGACGTCCGGCTGGGCCATCATCAGCTTGATCTTGAACTCCAGAGCCGGGGTCTTGTTCTTCCCGATCTCCTTTGTCTCGAAGTTTCCGGCGACCAGCCCGAGGTAGGTGCCGACCGGGATGGGCTTGGGGCGCTCGATGTCGGTCGCGGCCTTGGAGAGGAGGTTTGCGAAGTTGGTGCTCATTGGGTTTTCACTTTCTCAAAGAAGGTTGCGAGTCCAGTGTTAAGGTCCATCGTGGGCGGCATGGAGACTGAAGGGTTCTTCAGGTCGATGAGCGCCGTTGATGTAGTCTGGATCTGCCGGCGGTTGCCGGGTCCAGTTGTCGTCCAAGCCACCGAGTTGAAGTAGGCTGGAAGCTTGGGTGACAATGCGTTACCCACGGCTGTGGGGAAGCCCTTGGTCGTGCCGTCCGGGCGCTCCAGGTATTTGGTGTGCGCTATGACGATCACGTTGGTGGCGAAGCTCTCGGCGGTGACGAGGGCGATGACGCCCTCGACGAGGGACTGGGCCGCGCCAAAGATCTGCCGCTTGTCCTTCGCGCCGACGTTCAGGGCCTCGGCCCAGCGGAAGGCGCACTCGGACATGAGGGTCAGGCTGTCGATCACGACGATGGTGTCGGGACCCCAGGTGGCGGGGACGCCGAGGTCCTCGTCTCCGATCTTCCATCGATCGAGTAGGTCCATGGCCTGCTTCATCGCGCGGGGCGTGCCATCGACCACTGTACCCATCGGCCCGGCCTTCAGCTTGTCGCGGATGGTGACGAAGCTGACGTTGCCAAGTTTGTCCGGGCACTGGGCGCGGATCTGGTGGACCAGGGCGTCCAGCCCGTTGTCGAAGTCCCAGATCCGAAGCTTGTAGCCGGCCTTAACCAGGCTGACGAGCGACCCGGTTTTGGCTGTTCCGCTGTCGCCCATCAGCAACAGCTTTGTTATACTGGCGGACTGGTGTTGGGAGAGACTCGGCATTCCAGATGCTCGCTGTTGGGCCGGGCATATCAGTCCAGGCCGTGGGTTGGAAGCGGCGGATCATGCGCCAGTAGTTGCGACGGGCGGCGCGATAGCTGAGGGCAGCTCTTGCCATATTACGTTCCCTTGGAGCTGGAGTTGACGGGTGCGTTCCTCTGCAAAGTATGAATAGACTGTGAAGATTCGATCTTCACCATCTGGAGTCATCAGTCGCCAGCGGAAACAGAGCTGGAGTGGCTCGGGCTTCCACAACCTGACCGGCATCAGCCGGTCGACGACGATGACTGCGGGGGCGGCGACTAGGCCGCGAAGGAAGTTGCGGCGGGCGAGCATTATCGGGGCTCCAGCGGGTTCCAGGGTTGGACTTCGAAGTCAGTGGCGAGGATGTTCTCGCGGACGGCCGGGGACCGGGAGCATACCCGGCGGAAGGGGCAGCCGCCGAAGTCGTGGCAGGACTTATCGTTCATGGGCCAGGCTCGGTAGTCGGCCTCGGTCTCCATCCGCCCGGCATAGGCATGGGCCTGGGCGACCCAACGATAGGTGTCCTCCAGCCACTCGTCGAGCTGGTCGGGAGTGCGGTAGGTCAGGCCGCGGGTGAACCGAGTGAAGCCGACGGCGATCTGGGCCGCGTCGATGATCACCCCCCGGACTGGAACCTTGTACATCACCTGCGCGGCGAGGGAGTATAGGCTCATCTGGTTGGAGGGGGAATACTGGTCGAAGTAGTTTTGACTGAGGGTCGTGGACGAAGTTTTCCTGTCCATGACGTAGGTCCCGTCGATGAACTCGACCACCCGGTCGAGGTGCCCGGCGAGGATCAGGTCGTTGTCGATCTGGAAGCGGAAGGTGAGTTCGACCGCGGGCTTGCCATTGGACAGGATGACGGTGCGGGCCGGGTCGTCGGCGAAGTTCTCGATGTACCAGACGACGGAGCGGATCAGGTTCTGCCGGGTCTTCGACGGGTGGTCAGGGGTCCACGGGCCGGCTTCACCGTCCTCGGGCCGGTCCCACGTATCGGCCAGGAGTTTGAGGACAACGTCCGCAAGGGCGGACTCGTGATCAAGGCCCTCGGCGCGCAGGCGGTCGTAGTGTTCGAGCCCGGCGTGGTAGTGAATGCCGAAGCGGAGGTGGACGGACTCGCCCCGGGACCGGAGCCCGCGGACGAGGGTGTAATAGTATTTGCGGGGGCAGTCCTTGAAGGTGCCGAGGCTAGTCGAATCCCAAGCGAATTGAACTCCTGGGGCAGTGAATGGGCTGGGGCTGGACATGGTAAGGCCCTTGGCTGGAAGGGTGGGGGAGCTTTGGTGTGCCGGGCTCCCCCGGGACCGGCCTCGACAGGTCGTACTAGCGCTCGGGGCGAGGTAGGGAGGAGGGGTTAAGCCACCTACCGGCGACCGCGTTCCGCCTGCGCAGCGGCTATAGGCCGAGTTCGGAAAGGTCGATCTGGCCGAGGGCGGTCTTGGCGACCTTCGCCTTCGGCTTGGGCTCGGCCTTGGCACCGAGGTTGAAGGTGGCCCGGGCGCGCCGGAGTTCGGCGATCATCGGGGCGATGTCGGCCCGGGTGAGGGTGAGGGGGTCGCGGCGGAAAAGCTCGGCAACGTCGGTGATGGCGGGTTCAGACATTGAGATCGATCCTCGGGGCTGGGACAGAGGCAGCGGCGGCTTCCTCGATCTTACGGAGGTGGTCGTGGACAAGCTCCCGGACAACCTTGCTGACCCCGACTTTGGGGTAGAGTTCCGAGAGCCGGGCGAACTCACCCTTGAACAGGCTGACTGACACTATTTCCAGGGGAAGACGTTCCCTTCGCTTTGTCATTTTTCACAATCCATAGCTGGGTTGGATCGGCCGGGGAGGCGACGAAGGAAAGGACAGCGAGGTCCGGGTCCTGAGTCTCACGGCGGAGGTTGTAGAGACGCTGGCGGACCCGCTCGAAGTCGCCGTAGGTATCGACGACGACCCCGTGCGGGGAGTGGAGGGCAGCATAGAGAAGCTCAAGCATGCTGCCCTCCCGGGGCGGTTACGCCGCGATGTCGTCCAGGCTGATGGCCGCGGCGTTCTTCGCGGCCTCGACCCGCTGCGCCGCGATCTCGCGGAACTTGGGGTTCTTCTCGACGAGCTGCGCGGCCAGCTCCGCGATCTGCTCGGCCGTCGCGGACTTCTTGACCTCGCGGAGCTTGTCGCGGATCGCAGCCTTGGCGAGGTTGAGCGCCTCGCGGCCGACCGGATCGGCGGGAGTGCGGGTTGCGCCGACCGCGCGCACGCCGAACTGATACTCGCCGGCGTAGGCGTCGAGCTTGGACTGGAGACCGGCCAGATCGTCCGGGCCGAGTTCGCGGGTGGAGGCGGGGGTATCGCCCTCGGCCGGTACGACCTTCGCGTCCTTCACGGTCTTGGCGAAGTTGTTGCGGAGGTTCTCGTGGAAGGTCTGGTTCAGGGCCGAGGCTTCGCCCTCGGTCAGAACGTGACCGGCGGAGTAGCGGATCGGGACATTGAACTCGTGACCGGCGATGGTGATACGGTCGGTGGACTCGCCCGTGGTCGGGGCGGCGGCGGACTCGTCGGCGGGCTTGGACTTCTTGGCCATGGTAGGCGCTCCTGATAGGGTTGATGGCGGGGTGCCACGGGATGGTTGTACCACGTCCGGGCGGGGCTGGCAAGGGCTATCTACGCCGGGCGGGTGGAGGGGATGCTATTATCGTTGCCCCATGTAATCTTATTAACCTTCACTCCCGACTTTTCCAGCCCGGTATAGACCCTGGAGGTGAGTATGATGGTGAGCATAGCCCACTCCTCTTGGAGAATGAACTTGGCCGGGGCCTCATCGGACAGGAAGTCGAGGAAGTAGTTGCCGATCCGGCTATCCGCCTCGTCGATGTCCCCCGTGCAGTGCTCGGAGAGGGTGGCGCGTAGGATTTCCTGCAGTGGGCCGAAGTTAAGTTTGAGTAGAACCGCTCCGGGGGCGGGCTTGCTGACCTGGGAACGGAGAGCGTCCACCAGATCTGCGGCGATGATGAGGGCGAGCTTAAGCGAGCTGGTCAGCGTTGACAAGGTGGAGTTCCTTCTTTGCGCGGGTTTCGACAGCTTCTTTATAGGTTGAGAAGTGCCCGAGATACTCACGCACACCCGCGTGATTTATATATGCTATCCATGGGCGCTTCCCACAAGCTGGGTTAAAGAAGACTCCTGTGGTTCCTGACTTATTATCAACTCTGCGGTCCTTGTTCAACATATTAAGTGCCGTTGAATACCGACGAAGATTGGCCCAGCAGTTATTAAGTTTATTTCGGTCTATGTGATCAATTATCTGCGCATGCGGGTAATCACCCTCCATGTATAAAAATGCAAGTCTGTGCGCGTATGTTCGGTGGCCAAGAATGGTTATGCCAATATAGCCGTTTGAAATGGTGCCCGCCCGGGCACCAGCCTTGTTTTTGTTTGTAGTTGGGCGCAACCAAGTGAATTGCCCGGTTGCCGGTTCGTAATGTAAGTGATGTTTCAGTTGTTCCTGCGTAATCATCGTAGCTGCTCCGAGTTTACAAGATGTAATTCCCGCTTGGTCCGGGTTTCAATAACATAAAGCAAATTATATTCCTGGTCAAGTTCTTCTTTTGTCGTCGCATATTTGCTGGGGATGCGGAACGGGTCGAGGTGGTAAACGACGTCGAATTCCAGGCCCTTGGACTTGTGGCCGGACATGAGCTGTATCGGGCCGTCTGAGGCGAAGAGGTGCTCGGCGTAGGCGATGGCCGCGGCGAGGGTTGGGCCCTGGTCGGCGAACACCCGGAGGCACTCGGCCCGGTCGACTACCGAGCCTGGGGATTTGGCCTTGGCCAAGCCTTCGGCCTCCCACTTGTCGATCAGCCCGTGAACGGCCTCGGCCGGGGTGGACTCGGGGCCGAGCTTGCGGAGGATCTTGATCAGCCCCGGGCCGATGTCAGCCCCGACGAGCTTCACCCCCCGACCCTGCCGGATGAGGGCGAGGGCGGTGCGGAAGAGCGGGGCGTTGTTCCGGCAGATGATCGCCGCGCCGTCGGGGATGCTACTGGCCTCCCAGGGCTGTTCCTTCGGGTGGAACTGGACGAGTCCCTCCGCCGCCCAGTCCGGCCATCGCATGTGGGCGACCCGGGCCTGGGCCTTGCGGATCACCGCTCGGGGGCAACGGAAGCTGTAGCTGAGGGTGAACTCGGTCATGTTGAACTTGCGTTTGAGCCGGGCCATGCCGTTGCTGACTGCGCCCCGGAAGCCGTAAATGGACTGGTAGGGATCGCCGACCGCGATCAGTCGGGAGGTTACAAGCTTCTCCAGCATCCGGTGGTTGAGGGGGGATAGGTCCTGGGCCTCGTCGACCATGACGGTGGGGAAGCGAGGGAAGGTCCCGCCGAAGATGGTGGGCATGTAAAGCTGGTCGTTGAAGTCGATCAGGCCCTTGTACGCCATGGAGATTCGCTCGGCCATGTGGGAGCGGAGGTAGGTGAAGATCCAGTCGGGGACCTCGGCGTTGAAGACCTCGTACTCGATAAACTCGCGGAACCGCTCGTCGTCGGCCATGGGGGTGTAGCCGGAGAACATGCCGGTGGGAATCCAGCCGTGAGTGACTCCGGCGCGGATGGCCGACATGATCTCGGAGTAGTTATCCCACCAGTCGCTCTG